TCATAGTTATTTCCATCCTCCTTTACATATATTATCATCGTATCATTCGCCACGAGAACATTATTCCTCTGATAAATTCATTCCAATTGCCCTACCAATAATAGATGCACTCTGTCTCTTTTCGTCTCCGTTTGTAACTATATATCTCTGCGTAGTAGAAATATTAGAATGACCAACAGCACGGCGTACAAATTCTGTATCATGTGTTTTGCTATAAAGGATAGAACAGAATCCCGCTCTTAATTTGTGAGGAGACAACTCTTTACCAAGAGCTGCTTTAGTATATTTTTTAACTATATTTGACACCCCTTTTGCGGATATTCTTTCACCGTATTTAGATATAAATAAGGCATCAGTTATTTCCGATTTGTCAAAAAGCATTTCATTTCGATCTGAAAGATAATCTTTAATAATTTCACACACTTCACTTTCAAGAAAATATTTATGAGGAAGTTTTCCTTTGTCAATTACATATAAACTTTGAGTGTCAAGGTGAACATCTTCGAGATTAATTTCAATAAGTGCAGTTTCTCTCATGCCAGTAGTCATAAGCAAAAGAATAATAAGCTTATCTCTATTGTATGTATTTGTGCGTCCAATTTGATTCCGACTTACTTTATCAAGTGCTCCTATTATTTGCTTAAAATCTCTACTAGTTAAAAGAACTCTATGTTCATTAATTCTTTCAAGATCATGATTTCTGCCCTTTTTAATATCTTGCATATAATTATAAGGAATAATTTTTTCTTTTGCAAGATACCCAAAGAAACTATTTAGACAACACCACATTGTATTTTGATATGAATCACTTGTTTCTATTATATCACCAACTTCGTTTTCTTTTGTGCGAATCTTTTTCATAAACCTAATTACATCTTCCTCAGTAAGAGAATCAAAATTATATTTTTTAGGATTATCTGTAAGACTGCAAATAAAATATCTTATTTTCATCACAAAATCTCTTCTTGTGGCTGGAGTTTTTCTTGAAGCATCCATAAGATTATTCCACTTTGTGACTTCAATTGGTAAATTTTTCAACATGTTTTCAATTGTTTTATCTATTTTAATTTCACTTTCCAGTCTGCCTTTCATTTTATAAACCTCCAATCATAAAAACATTCAATGGGGATTTGAGTTATTCCACTACGACATAATATAAATGAGCCACAAACTTTAATATTGAACATATTGCAAGTATCAATAAATCTTTGGGTTAAATCGATATCGTCATCGCTTTGATCTGTTACATCTTCGGGATGATTATGAACTATGGTTGCCATTTCAGCCCCAGACAATAAAAGAAACATACCAATATTTCTAAAAAATACATCGCAATGATCGTAATCGCCGCTGCCCACACACATAAAACCTTTAAGTTTTTGATTCATATTATGAGACATAACATAAACTTGTTCATAGGCTAAATCTTTAAGATTAGTCTTACGATCAAGATATTTAAGCTGACTTAGTATTGAGCTGTTGTCTTTTGGGGCATCCTTATAACTTCGTAAAACATTTATTTTTGGAACATCATTAGCGTCGTAAAGAACATTGTATTCGTTAATCATTCCATCCGTCCTCCATTTTTGTCATAAAAGGTTTTTCTTCATACTCAAATTCATAACGATATATAATGTCATCAGCATATTCATAATAGTAATTTTCTGTTCGACCATGAACAGGATTATGACACCACCACGGTGTAAACTTTTGACTTTTACTCATTGACAAATTGTTCATTACATTTTTATTATGATTTTCAAGATGTTTCAATATGCTTTCATTTTCTTTTTCCTTTTCTTCTTGAGTATATGGATTATTATAATCATCTATATATCTTTGTTTTTCTCTTTTTCTATTATCAATAGGTTTTCTATGATATTTTTCTATTTCCGTATGAGGAATTTTTTTAGAAAGTTCCGTCTCTTCCATGATTCCATTAGATAAATCAATCCAGAACTGATAACCTAAATTACAATTTAATTTTCCATAAAGATTACCTCCAGCCCTATATACAATTTTATGCCCATAATTACTAAAATTAATACATTCCTCAGTGCTGTTGTTAAATATCCTATGTTTGACATATCCCAATTCATGTTCTTTGTGACGTTGCTCATTCTCTTTATTAGCATAAGGATTATAAAGCATTTCTCCAGACCATGAATCATATAGTTTTCCGCTTTCACCTATATTAACACTGTGACCATTAGAACTATTTCTTAGAGTTCCTTTGTGATCCTGATATGTGGGCTTATTATTACTTTGTGCTTTAAACATTTTTCTTATATCGCCACTATATTCTGTAACTGTTACCACAATAGTAGAGATAATAAATATACATGAGAAAACTATAATTACCATAAGCATACCTCCTTGATAATTATATTACATTATATTCACTTTTTTGTCAAGTGATTGTTATTACCAGCCAAGCGCACAAATATGTGCCGTACATCATGCATTCCGTAGATAAATCAGTGCGGACAGATCTAACTTCACGGTCATTGTATTGCGGATCTATACTATCCTTGCCGTCATATTCTGCTACCTCCTGCTCTTCCAAATTTAAGACACGTACATGTGTGTTGTCGGTGCAAGCTTCTAATAAATCAATTAACTTCATTTGCGTACCTCCCTTCCTATAGCAATGCCGCGCTCCAGCGTCATCAGTTCTTCATATGCTTCAGTACCGTCTAAACAATTAACCCATACGCCGCCATTTAAGTTGATGGTGTACTTACCATCCTCGTCGATATGCACGGTGATATATCCCGCGGGCAGCTCATATGTTTCCGTGATCCTCTTTACTTTATTATCAAGATGCTGCTTTAAGTAGATCACGCGAGTATTCTCGTACTCATCTTCAGTCAGGTAACTATAGCTGGCAAGGAACTGATCCTTAGTAAGCATGATAAAGTCGCGCATCTTGTCGAGATCGTTAAAGAAATTTGCTTTCCTGAAATCACTCATATTGTTACCTCCTCATTTCCATTCGGGTTTGCTTATTCCTCGTGCTGTCCAAAAGGTCATTGTTATTTCAAACTCTTCTCCAAACAATGATCTTAAAAAATTAAGTTTTTCAACTGCAGTACTTTCAGGATAAGAAGAAACAATTACCCTGCCCCAGTGCTTCCCATTCTTGGCGATATTAATTTCGTAATGATCTTCCATATCACTTCCTCCTTATCCTAATTTAATTATGTGTTCGCTTCTTAATCTTTCCGCAGAATCAGGAATATAAGCTATATCGTCTTTTTTACTAAAGTGATCAATGACTCCAATCTTTAGGCTGGATCTACAGGATGTTTTGTAGCAAGTTTTAACAGTTACTTTATCAGCATATATAATTTTGTCGCCAACTTCTAAAACCTTTCCAGTAGCATCCCTCATGTGTATTCCCTCCTTATATCTCTCAACTCTTTAGTTTGCTGTGATCTTAACTTCTCTTTCTTTCCTTTGAATACGCTGCCACAGGGTACGGCGGGCACTACCGTACCATCAGGTAGTGTCCACTCACACCATCTCGGCGTATCCCTTTTCTTTTTCTTCATTCATTCACCTTCAAACTTAAACCATAATGATCAAGTACCTTTTTGTTTATTACGAGCTTATCCTCTTCAAAATGTACCACATCTTTTTCGGTTCCAAAATAATCTCTGCCACTTTTGCGTATTGCTATAGATGCGGGATAAACTCCAAATGATAAAACTGCTACGGTATCTTTATTAATTTTTCTTGTTGCTATCATTTTGTTTCCCTCCATGCCTGTTTAATTTCATCATACCACATATCCGCTACGCCGTCCAGTAGGCCGCTTATAAACATACAGCCCTCTTCCGTTATACGTCCTTCGCCGTCAACATATTCAGGCTGCGCAAGTACATAGTGACAGATGTTGTCGATTAGATCCAGAGTTGACTTTGATACATCAAAATTATCATGAACGTACCGTGTTAAGTTCGTCATAGTTTTAATCTCCTTTCATTAATACCACTCATGATAATACAGGTTGGTTGCATTTTCGTCAAGTACTTTTTTACCTTCCAGATCATTCAGAGCTTCGATCATTTCCTCTGACATATGATGGTATCCGCAGTTCTGTATGTCGCCGTCGTACAGATCATACATCGCCTCCTGAGTATCATAATGCTTACGCATGTAATATACTTCTGTTATGTAACAAACATAAGAGGGCGTGTTCTCTTCGAGCAGATACTGTTTAAGTTTGTTGTCATCTAAAGAGACCGTGGCAGATTTCCCATCGCCAGAAAATCCGTACGTTGCTCCGCCACCCATAAAGCTTCTCATACACATGCACCAATGCTCAGGTACATTGTAATCTTTCTTGATATGCTCTATGTCTACTATGGTATTAACTACCGTAATAGGGGTTAAGATATCCTTTATATCAGAGAACATATCAGGATGCTGATCCACATAGTCCTGATCCATTACTACAAACTTATTGTAGTCAATATCGGCAGTATTCTTACCTTCGAGCTGCTTTGCAGTTGCCTTACCTATCTTCTTCATTCTGTAAACATACTGATCAAGTCCCATAATTCTTTCCTCCTTTTTTTCTTACGCAATTGTATTGTAAATGGATATTGTTATTTTGTCAAGTGCAAATATTTAAATATTATATGCTATTAAATCCTTTACTGTATAGTACTCACTGATATCTAAATTATCATACAACCAGTCAAGTGCCTCGCCGTCATAAGGGACACCGTGCCCGTCCACAAACACCTGAGTCCAATAACCATCATCATCACCGTAGTTAGTTTCTATTACATAGAAGTCCTCCCAGTCGGCCTGAAGATTGTTTATACCCTCTATATCCCAAGGATTGTCACCGTTGTTATCAAATAAGATTATGACCATCTTATCATTTCGCCACACACTATTAATACCAGAACAGCCATACCCCCTAAGATCATTCATAACTCTTTCTTCGGCATCAGGTTTAATTACTATTGTGTTTTCTGTTATGCAACTCATATTACACACCTCCTCTTTGTATCACATCAAACTCTGTATATTCAAATGTGTTTGCAATAAACCTATCTGAACAATTACGGAATGTATCAATACGATCGTCGAGGTTCCAGTTGTCCTCACTTAATTTCGTTGCAGAATAATAAGTGTTAATTCCCAGTATGCGTGTGCCTATCGGCATTCCTTTGAGATCCACTATTGATAAGTAGTCGTCCTCTGTGTAATGTTTCATTTTATCTACCTCACTTTCAACTTATATTGTTTGATCAAATCATACAAACAAGTTTGACTGGGTTTATGACTAGGCATTGATAATGTTTCGCTGCCTCGCTTATATATTATGTGGCTACCAGTCTGGCGCTCACATACAAAACCATTATCCAGCAACAGTCGTTTAAACTCCCTTACGCTATATGTACCGTTATGCATTCTGCCGCCCATTAACTCACCTCCCTTAGTCTATAATAATGACTGGCTGAATAACAGTCGCTGCCATCTTCTTCAGTAATTACTTCACTATGATCAAAACGGATCCCTTTGCCGTTAAGATAATCACCAACTAAATATTTACAGCGAAGGTGTTCATGCTTCCAGTCTCCCCACTGAATGTCGACACATATTCTGTTCTCATCGTTTATCGGCCATACCTCATCACACCAGAGATCATTACTGCGCAACATTTCTCTTATTTCATCACAAAGTTGATAGATATTCATACGCATCCTCCTTTATCGTTCAAGTATTCCAAAGTTAATAACCATCGTGTTATCCTTAGTGAAGTGGAGAAGTTTAATATCTGCTAACTTACTTTCCATCTCCCACTTTGTTCCAAAACGATAGTGAATATTTTCAGGAAGGAAAAATCCTCCTTTTGCCATTCCATTGGTATCAACCCAATCTTTTCCGTTGACTGAAAACTCCTTGTATGTTCTAGCTTCGGTGTCATAAACGAAGCCTGATAACTTATTGGTCTCGCCTTGGTAATAATTTAAAATTCTCATATGTGTTCTCCTTTCAGAACCAACCTTTTAATATATTTACCATAACGCTTGTTCTCTCTGTAGAGAATAAACTTAACTAAAGAATAATCATCAGTGATCCAGCCAACAATTGTACCGTCATTGTACTGAACTCTAATTGTATATCTCATAATTATACCTCCGTTATTATATCAACATAAGATTCACCGTCGTATGCTTTAAGTCCAGTGCCAAGTTCGCACAGCAGTTCTTCTGCCTTCTCTTCTGCTTCTTCCTTATTTGCTGCTTCAATTGTTGCGCTGTAATAATGTTTGTTTACAAGAATTACTTCGTATGTCATAAACTTATTCCTCCATCTTAATGTTTAATTAACAAAATACCTTTTTACCATTACGATCAAATAATTCTCTGCCACTCCAAAGATAACTGGGCTGCTTGCCTCCATTAGCAGCTAATATATCAGCGTACTTACCTTTGACAACATAGCGCTGACCGTATGATATGTAAGTATCACCCTCATTATATTCCTTGTCGGTATGATTAAAGTACCAGATACGTTCAGTTTTACCATCTAATCTTTTATGATCGCGATAAACTACATAACATCTCTTCATATCGTACCTCCTTATTAAAAAGGGCTACATAGTGTAGCCCTTTTAAGTTTGTCATTACCTTAAAATCTCACCGACACACCCCTGCTTTGTGTAGCAGAAGCGACACTTATTACAAGATTCAGGGCCACACTGACAAGGAACATCGGTACCAATTCCGTGTTCCTTTTCGTATACGGTAAACACCACATCGAAGAAAGGGAACTTCTTCTTTATGTTTGTTGCCGACTTATTAACCTGAGGACTGCTATACACAAGATTCAGGTTAGCGGGCTTACCTTCCTTTTTGATTGCCGCCTCCCATATTAATGGGCGCTTTGTAAAAGCCGCGAACTTTGTTTCAGGGTTAGCGGCTGCGATCCTGATATAATTGCGGGCGTTAGTTTCATTGATCACATCGCCGTGTGACTCAAATCTAAAGATCGCGTGATTCTTGAGCTTACTTAAGTCGGGAACAATCTTAAGCAGTGATTTAGAGAGTGCCTTTCCATTACGCTCAAGACATGTACGCTGATTAGGATAAACACCAGACTCTACCTGTTTATAAGCATAACAGTGACTGCATACATTGTCGGAGCATTTCATCAGTGCCATACAGCTCGGGTTATCGCCAGCATAAGTGCTGATCGCCCTTACGTTCTCCATCTTGCCTGAAAGCTTGCTGATCTTGATACCAGTTTCCTTTGTGAACTTTGCTGCTGATACTACCTGAGTGTTGTTATTCATAAGATTTTTCCTCCTTAATCAATACATATAGCTTCCGTCTCTCTGTTCGTCGCGCCACTGCTCGCCCCTTAACTCTTCCGCATCTTCATACGCTTCATATTCCTCCTCTTCCATTCTGTCAAGTAGGGTTTCTTCAGTATCTATATCCAGAAAAACTTCATCAATATTAAGACCATTTACTTTTGCTGCGATCTTATTTATGGTATCAGTAATCTGATCTTCTGTCAAGACATCAAAAGAGTCAGCGACAGCGGGACTGTCATAGTCTCCAGCGCACCCCCTGATGTAGTCTGCCTCATAACATAAGTTCATTTCTACCTTAAAATAACCTTCTAAGATACCGTCAAGGATACTAATATTAATATCAGTAAAGTATCTTTTGCTTTCAAGTTCCTTCTTAACAACATCAACAACTGTCTGGATAGTCGGGCAAGTAACAGCTTCAAATAATATTTCAATAGTCCCATTCTGTCTCATAATTTTTCTCCTTATGTGTTTAGTTTACAGTGAACTTATAAATCTGTCAAGCACGGCGGCGGGCGTATTTTCATAGGTTAATTACCTCCTTTTTAAGATGATACATTTGTACTTATTTTCGGGACGTTCAACATCGTACTCATTACCAACTTGTTTTTTCAACTCTGCAATTACCTTGTCAAGACGTTCAGGTGTGAGGTTCCATTCGATATATTCGGTCTGCCCCATATTATCTTCTGCCTTTACACACCCACTGCCATTATCTGCGTTCTTAAATAGGATGTACATTATATCATTGTAGTCTACATCCTCTAGTATCTTATTGTTTCTCCAGTATCTGGCGGGCAAATCCTTCGGGCCATAACAGCAGCTGCACATACCCCGCTTGTATGTATAGTGAGCAAAATCAATATCACATACTTCCCTTAGGTGCTTAAGATTTAAATCCTTATATTTCATATTCGTTTCCTCCTTAATTATTTCTGTCGTGTCCGTCTGAATACTGGATAATATTTATAGGTTCATCGTACTTCTTACAATAAGTCTCGGTACAGATTTCACCAAAATCATCTTCAACACAAGCAACCAAGTTATCAGATTTAACGTTGATCTCTCCCTTATGATCCTGATAATAGATGAAAACGCCAGCGTATTCATTCTCTGCTCCCTTCTGTTCTATTACCAAAAAGCCTTCTGATGTAGGAACAATCATCTTTCTTGTAGGAATAATCTCTTCTTTCATATTCGTTTCCTCCTTTACCAACAAATATATTCTTCATCGGCGGCCTGCATAACTCCACCAATTACACCAACATGTTCAAATCTGTAACCAAGTTGTTTATAGTGTCTCTTTGCATCTTCCCTTGTGATGTGAGTTTCTGATCGTGATACCCATCTGTTTTCTTCAGGATATCCACCGTCAAAACCAAAGAAGATCTTACACTTGCCTTCTTTAGCGGCATCCATGATCTTCTGATTAAAGTAGGCATATGCTTTGGCTTCATGTTCTGCTCTTCCGTTTGTATTTGCTATTGCTCTCATTTCTTCTGCTGTCATATTTGTTTCCTCCTTATAACAACATATCTTCTTCATTAATACAGTAAATTGCGATAGGGAGCATATCTATATCCCAGTTCATTTCCGCGGGATCATCTTCGCCCACAAATTCAAGCAGTCTCTTCTGTGCATCCTCATTAAGATCTGAAAAGTAGATTTCAAATTCATTCATAGTTAATCCTCCGCTATTACTTTGAATACAAATTTACATGCATGATTTATAAAGAAGGTTCCACAGTCCTGATGCTGATACGCATCAGTTACCTTGTACGTTATGCCAATGTCATCAACATCAATTATATAACCCTTTTTATAATACGTATCACTAGGAAAGAACTGTACTTTCTTGTTCAGGTACTGCTTAATATTGTGATTATCCATATTATTCACCCCTCCTTATATTCTCTCTGTTTCCTTCAGCCAATCAATACAGTCGATTAGACTCTGAAACATATAGTACCCTTGTGCCCACGTTCCTGTGCTGGAATCGTATAAGTAGGCAACACAATAATCATCTTTTCTTTTAAGAATGGTGTAAGCATCTATTGTATCAATTACCTTATAACCCTGTTTTGAATATTCGCTGTAATCATTCATGTTCGTTACCTCTTTCTTCTAATCTGCTCAGCTTCTTCCATTGTGATGATACGAATAGCTTTCATTTTATTCGCAAGGATCCATGCGCCACCCTGAGATTCAGGTCTATCATAAGTGGTGTAATCCTCCACTTCCACTTCTACCCATACCCTCTGTTCTCCATTAGAGAGAGTTTCTTTAAGGTGTGGTGCATTAGGCGTGAAGCAACAATGCCATCCTTTGCGGACTGCAAATCCCTTAGTAGGATGACATTCGGCTGGTAACCACTCACCAAACTTTGTCGGGGTGGTCTTGTCAATGAACAGCGGGTATACCCTTCCGTTCTTTTTTATACGCATTAATTTGTAGGCTTTCATTTTACTTCTCCTTATTATCTTAATTAAATTATCAACTTAAATTCGGCGGATCTCTCTGTTTCATTGGTCTTCTCCTTACTTTGTCGCGGCACTTATTGCTCTAAAGTAATCATCATAGGCTCTAGAGATAGTATCATCCGTAACCACATGATAATAAATACCATCCGAAAATGCAACCTCAAATATATACTTACCATTTACCTCTTCGGCCTTAGTAATAACACCTTCAGGATAAGCATGACAGAACATTTTCTTAGCCTCTTCCATAATCAATCCTCCTTTTTATTTGGCTCCCACTTAAACTGACCACGATTATAAAGATAGGGTTGATGGTCAAGTTCGTAGAAATTGTACACAGCATACGCTGATGTCATATTGCACATCAGCCCCATTGCCAAATCCTTTGCAACAGACTCACCCATTTCAAGGGGTTTTTCATCCTTGTGCCATTCGGCTGTTTTATCTGAGCGATTAATCTTTGTAACAAATACGGGCCCATTATTAGTCATTACAATTACATACCAAAAATTCTTTTTCTTTCCAGCCATATTAATATCCTCCTTGTGAGTAAACTATTTTATAAGGCATAATTAATCCTCATTTACTTTAATTTCGATATCATTATGATAACTTTCTTCTCCTCTTTTACAGTAATCTATTGCATAAATAATGCTATCAACGAGATCGAAATTATCATCCATTCCTATTGCTTCCTCAAAATCTCTTGCAGTACCATCAAATTTAAGAGTAACTTTTACCATATACATTCTCCTTTTTGAAATGAGGGTGAGCACTATGCCCACCCCCCTCTTGGTTAATTGATTAAGCAGTAAGAATCATCTGCGTTACCTTGTCGGCAAGCATAGGTCTCTCAACAAGATTCATTAATCTGCGCTCAGCAAATCCTTCAGTATGTCTTGCGGGATCTGAATGAGACTCATAATCGGTCAGTGCATGTACCAACCTGAGTCCGTTCATTCCCTCGTTCTGAAGATCAGGAGCGTTGTAGAGAATGTTGATCAGCTGATTTCTCTTCTCAGTCTGAGTTCTCTTCTCTCTCTCAGTAGCGTTTTCCTTGTAAGGGAAAAGCCCCTCGATGATTTTACCCATTTCAGCACGGGTAAGGTTTACGTTTCTCAACTCTTCTATAGTGTGCTGAAGTCCATCGAAGTAGGCATTTGCTCCAGCCATAACTTCCTGAGCCTCAAGCATCTTCCCTTCGACATCTCCTCTGTGCTGAATACTTACCTTGTATGTAGAATTCTTCATTACAAGATGAGCCATATTACAACACATTGCACGGATGGTAGTGAAAGCAGCAAAGAGAGACTGCTTTCCATTATTGCCGTTCATTAAGAACATATAGAGATGATGTTCATCGCCAGCATACGTTCTGCTAGGCAACTTCATGAGGAACCAAATCTTCTCTCCTCCCTTATAACAACCTCCCTTTTCAAAGGTGGCTCCCTGAGTGAGAAGGATGTCGGCAAACCCAAACGCATCTGCGTTCTGTACGGGCTTGTACTTATCTTTTGTAATACCAAATACCTTACCAGTATCAGCACGTGTTATTGCATTGAAGTGAGGAATAACATGTCCAGTTTCATCATAGACCTTGCCAAGACCAAGATCCCAGTTGAGACCCGACATTGCGATAGCCTCATCCACACAAGATGCAGAGCGGATATCATTTCCGATACCAGACCAAGGAGCCCTTCTGTTTTCGAAGGGATTAATGTGTACCTTCGGTGTAGAGTTAAGCACCTCTGTCTGTGCAGTTACGTTGGGGATTACGATGTTACTGTTGGTAGTTGCTGTGTAGTTGTTAAAATTGATAATCTGTGCCATATTCAACTCTCCTTTAACTTGTGTTGTTTAATAAGTCTTCTTGCTACAATGGGATTTATTTTTTTTGAAACTGTAATACTGTCCTTTCTTTCAGTATTTTGCCATATTGCATGATCACCATTTGTACGGACAATTTTATAATTATTTTGTTTTAATATCCGTTTAAAATCGCGATCACTGGGAACAGAATATTTCATTACACATCATCATCTCCCTTCTTTTTGTATTCTTTTGTTGAGGGGCTTATTCAGCCCCTCGTTAAGTTAACGATTACCTTACAGATTCAATTCCGTTATTCTTTGTGTACAGATATGGATGGTCGCTAAGTACGTCCGTGTTTTCAAGCGAACCGCTATTTACAGAGTTGATCATTTCCATAATGTCACTTATACTCATATTTTCTTCGGGAATAGGAAGGATAATTACTTCATGAATACTTGATGGAATTATTACAAAGTCCTTACCTATCTTTTCTCTTATCGTTTTCATTATTGAATCAGATAAAATTAGCGATGCGCCAAACATTTTACTCTGCGTTGTAAGCACGTACATTTCATCAGTAGTATCTACGGGAATTATCTGTTCGGGTATTCCCATTGATATCAAGACTTCCCTCATCCCTTTGAAATCAAACTGCTTAACAAGGTTATCCATAGCGGTATCGTGTAATTCATCAAGAGTAATATTGTACTCATCAAATATTCTGTCGTTTATTGCAGCGTGTCCATCTGAAGATGCTTCGATCATATATACTGTTGCCAAATCTCCGAAAGTTTTATGAGGTTTATCTTTAAGATAACCATCACTCATATTTTTGTTGATTAACTTGACAACAACCTTATCTTTTATCTTGTCCCAACTGCAAAAATCATCTACGTTTATATCCTGTCTTTCGTTTCGTACTCTCATATCTGCGATATCGTAAAGTACATCATTAAGACTGTCACCATCTTCATATCTTTTATAAAAACTTTCAAGATAAATACAAGGCGCTACGGGATTGTTAGATTTTCTTATGGTAATACCGTGAAGTCTAATATCATTATTTTTTACTACTTCGTTAACTTCTACAGTTGCGTCTGTGTAATCGCTCGGGAGAAAATCTTTAATCTGTGCTACTACGGTGCTCTGAAATTCATTAAAATTCATCATCATAATATTATCTCCTATTGATGTATTAAATTGGTTACATATTTATTTATATCATTATTCAATTGTAATTGTCAATTACTAAGTCCGATCTCTTATTCTCATAAAATGTTCCTCCTTTATACTGCTCTTGCCTTGCGCAACAAATCTCTTATTTCAGACTCTGTTTTGGCGTTCTTGATTTTGTCAATAAGAGCATCGTCAAATCCTTTATATTCGTCTGGATACTGTTTGTGATACATTGCAAAATCTCGACAAGCACTTATTGCTCTCTTTTTTGCACTCTTAAGTTCCGATTCTACATTTCTCTGCGTTACGTCTGAAAGACTCCTTGTACTATTTTCCACATAAACACATTTTTTCATATCACTTTGCCTCCTTAATGTTGTCATAATTGTATAATGCCTCATATTCATAATAGGTTCCGATGTATATTATTTCGCTATAACATACAGTATCGTTGTCTATTAAGAAATCCAAAATGGCTTCTTCTTCGCTACCATAATATTCTTTGGCTATTTCCACACCATTGTGAATTGCCACAATGTAATGGGTATCATCATCATAGTCGTCATAATATCCTTTGGCTCCACCAAGATAATTATAGCCGTAGTTATAACCATAGCCATAATTATAGTTATAACTCCATTTAACTTCTTGATAGTCAAACTTTTCCACGCCAACACTTTCTGCAAGAAGAAGAATCGTAGTCTGATATGTGCGTTCCATTTCTTCGGGAATTACATAATGATCGAGAGTATGCTCTTTATAATATCCACACGAAAGATTTACACTTGCGACATCAAGTTCAGGGCTTATATTTCCTATATCGCTGAAACTTCCTATCTCTTCTTCATATCCAGTTGTATCAGTGATATATTTAATAAAATCACTATTTCCGCAGTCATAAAATACGGCATCGTTTCCGTTTCTGCGATCAAGTTCGATGATATATTTAATACCAAGTTCCCTTGTGTCTGCGTTCTTACTGAGCCAAGTGGCAAATTTTATAGATCCCTTGCCACCAATTTCTTCATCCTCGCAAAATACAATTGCAGGACGTAAATCTGTGTTGTGCAGAATTTCAAGAATCATAAATACTCCACATCTATCATCACCACCTATACCTTGAGGAGACCACAACGCATCCTTACCATCTCTTTTTACTCTGCATATTTTTTTACATTTCTTTTCGTGAACAGTGTCCATATGTGCAGTAAGCATTACATCTACATTATCGCTTGGCACATACAAAAATCCATCTTCTTCGACAATTGTCGAATAATATTTTTCAAGTTCTTTCCGCAAATACTTTTTAAGGTCTAACTGATTATGAATTTTACAAATCTGCTCGAATAATTTTAAGTTCATCATGTGTTTATTTTCCTTTCTCTTATAATAGGGCTACGCATTATAACGTAGCCCATGTTGTTGTGTTAACTCTGACTATTAGTTTGCCTTGTGATGCCACTTGTCATCATCATCGCAAAACACATAACCAGCCCTCTTGGCATTTTCTTCGGTAGCATACCAATTGTCATCGGCAGTATAAACACCCTCGTCATAATCAGGGGAGTAGTACTCATTCGAATAATCATCATAACGGCAGTTTTCCGTTAAGTGATAGTCACAGTCATCTTCGCAAAAACAGATATCATCATCATCCGAATTGTACCACACATCGTTATCTTCGCAAAGGACAGCGTCCTCTTCCCATATCCATTCGTTGTATGCTTCCGACCAAACATAACCATCTGCTCTGCAACAATCACAGCAACAATAATAATTTCCGTCTATATACTCGTAATCGTCGCAATCTGTGTCTATGCCACGACCACATCTTGAGCAGTGCTCGTCATAGTCATTACAACATTCTTCGCAATAAATATTTTCCTGATGTATATGACGGCTACCACAACAAGGACATATAGGGCGAGTAGCAATAATAATAGGATCCTCGTTAAGAATTCCATCTATTCTACGAAGGAACGAGATAGAACAGTCCTCATAATGGCGCCAGTCATCATAAGCGGTGAAGCCATTTCTGTTGCCATCGATGTAGTTGTAGATATTTGAAGTTCCCTTTTTGGTTACCCAAAAGTTTGATGTATTTAAACATTCGGCAAATATCTGCTGAATAATCTCTCTGAACTGTGCGGCAATTCCTTCTTCGCCACCATCTCTGCCATCGGGATACACTCTTGCAAAGTAGATTTTGTCGTTCTGCCATGCAACAACTTCACGATGCTCCTTGTCCCTCAAACAGTAAGGAACATGCTTGCCGTACTTGTGGTGGTAATTTCTGGTTTCCACTTTGGCATTTTCCTCGTCGACGATGTATGCTATTGCTGTTATATTGTCAAGTGCATATGAAAGAGTTCCACTTGACCACTCTCCATTATAAGAGCCGTGGCAACCTCTGTTATTATCTTTGTCTATTGTATGACAACTTGCCCAGTTATTACCAAAGGACATTGTTAAGTAGTCAATGAAATTAAGAGAAACAATAAATGTTTTTCCGTTTATTTCAAGAGGATTGATACTGTCGCCAAGCAGTGCAAAGTAATAGTTATAACCCATATCCTTTTCGCGTTTATGAGCGTTTCCACTTCCATCTGTGTAAACTTCTGTGTGGATATCGGTTATGGTGTTGAAACCAATTTTCTTACAGAAAGTATTGATATACCTTGACCACTTCTGTCCTTCTACAAGTGGTGCTATTTCATTCTGCACCGTTTCCTTGTAATCATCTCTTTCATAAAGGTTAAACCACTCTTTAACGGCATCCAAATTTATGAGGTTGCCGTATCCATTCTCAAAGCTGTATTTCATGATGCTGTAGAGTTTTGAGAATAAACAACGGGTATCCGAATTAGTATTATGATCATCAAACTGATTATTCATCCAGTCGTGGAATTCTTCGACACCAGCCTTATTAAAACTACGAAGGATGGTTTTATTGACGAGAACCAACATCTGCTCTTCCTCGTTCCAATACTGTGATTTGCGGAAAATTTCCCTCATATTTTCCTTCTGCTTATACCACTCTTCGATGGTTTCCTTTAGATACTCACTGTTATAATTCTCGTAACCATACTCGTCGAGTAATTCCTTGTACCGCCCTACTGCGGTTTCCTTTACCTTCTGCATAATTGCCTCCTCGTTGCTGATTACATTTACTGCTACATTTGTGTTGTCCATAGTGTTTACCTCGTTGTTTGTGTTGACAGTTACATTGTTAAGTTTGTTGCTCATTTGTTTTTCCTCCGTTTACCTTTCTATTTCCGTTGTCAAGTTATATATTGCCGTAAACACGGCGAAAGGAACCAACATTATTGATTCTATCAATAACCATCTGTATCCTTCGGTGTCAAGCCCACATCCAACGAGGGCTACTACGAAAAACATAATTACAGACATTGTTCCGCTGATTTCATTGACAATTTTTCTCATTTCCCTTCTCCTTTACCTTTGCCTTTCTGCTTCTGCATAAGCATTTAAAATATTAAGCAATTTCATTGCCTTATCGTACTTATTTTCGGCAACTCGTTTATCAAAAATTGCCGTATTTATTTTGTTATACACATTCTCAAGTTCATTTCCGTACTCAGGTCTAACGATGTAATCCCTAAGTGGTAAGGAACCTATGCTCATTACCATTTCGCTTTCTTCGACCATATCTACAATTTCGCCGATGGTCTGATTGTTTTTTCTTATGAGGGTTTCACACATTATCTGAGCGCCATCTATATCCCCCTCTTCACTGAATACATCAACCATCCAATAATCGACATATCCTTCTTCTTCGTCCTCGGGCAATAGGTTGTCGCCTGTTCCCTCGTACACTGTCATAAAGGTTTTGTCATCGGGATTATAGAAGAATAATCCGTCAATGTTGTTCTGCTCGATGTAGTCGAGCCACCGCTGATTCATATCCATGTTGTATCTCCTTTCTTTTCCCTTACACATACCCAAACCTGACCACCAAAGGCTTGGGAGTATCCTCTTGCAATTTCGTTTGCCTTGTCAAGCGTGGCAAATCCGTATACTTGCTTTGTTCCGTCGTCCCATACAACGACTACTTCGTATCTGTCTTTCATTTCCCTTTCCCTTTCTCTATCTGCTGTCGAGATAGTAATAACAGTCACCGAGCGACCTAAAGTATTCAAGGCGCTTCTGTGCTACCGACTTACAGTGGTGCTCTTCGACCACGGTTTCCCTTCCGTCTGTTGTTTCCCTTACTATTAACCAAATCATTTCATTCTCCTCTCTTATACAAATGTGTACTGAATACGGAACACGTTTCCGTAACTGTCTATATATGCCTCTGCGCTATTTCCACAACGGGAAAACTGTGAGCAAAATTCTTCTGCTTTTTCCCTTTCGTTTGTGCGAAATACTGTTCGGGTTTCGCCCGAATATACATTACGTTTTGTAACAATATAACGCATGTTTCTTCTTGCCATCTCAAGCACTTCCTTGAGATCGTTGATGTATTTCTCTTTGACCGCCATTTTAATTTCCTTTCCGTTATTCGGCAACACCGATTATTGCATTTCCCTTTACCACACACATTACATTATCGCCAATATGATAACACCCACCACGAAATTCATAGATGTTTCCGTCGTACATTTTAACGGTAACTACTTCTTCAGTGGTGCTTATTACCACCGATGGAACCACCACGGCTCCATCAGTGATGTCAAAGTTGTCGCCGTCATACGACAGTATTTCAATACTACCGTTATTGTTAACCTCGATGGCAAACACATTGTATTCGCAGTCGGTGGCTATTGCCACCACGTTCATCGGTGTGGTTGTCTGCGGTGTCATTACCGCCATCATTATTGCAAGCATTATTCCTATCATTTGTCTGCCTCCTCGATAATTAAGTCTGCGACTGTTTCAAGCGAGGAGTAATACTCCTCTTCAGTGATAATCCCCCTATTGTACTGGAGGGTCAACTTGTCAACAATTTCCTGCCACTTCATACTACCACCTTTCTGCCGACTCTCGGCAATAACATTTAGTCCTTACTATGTAAGGCTTGAGCACTATGCTCAAACACCATCATAACGGACTCGAACCGTTCATAGTGTCAAACCTATGTGCGCCACCGCTGATGGTTAGTAGTTTGTAGGCTGTTATCGGGTTGTCCGTGTAGAACGGTTATCCCGTACCTCGATGCCGTGTTCCACGGTTTCACAGAACCCACATACCAAGCGGATTCTCATCTACCCCCTATTCCGTCGAACAACTGTCCGCCATACGCCTTACTCTTTACATCCACACACTTCAATTCCGCACAGTCGGAATAATAGGCAACTTAATGCCGTGCTTATCTCAGCCTGAGCAATGGTATTTCGTAACATCGCAGAACTCAAATAGGTTGTTCTCCCACCCGAATAGCGTGTCTGTGTGAACCACGCATACGGGTAACCTACCCACGACTGTTACTATACAGCCTTGCAGAATAGCCTCTATGTAGTAGTGATGTCGCCATATGGGTTCCAAGCCCATACAGTGCCTACATTTGTCGGGATGCCCTTGTCCCCCGACTATGTGCCGACTTCCAATGCCTACACTTAAGGGTACCTCGTTCACATCGTGAACCTATGGTTTAGACTTGCCCATTGTGGCAGTTGACGCCACCTTACTGTCCCCGAAGGGCTATGGGCTAACAGACCTCACATCAGTGAGTAATGTCGAATATATAAGTGTCTATCTCCTCGTCGGACGGTAATTTCGGAGCAGTAAGAGCAAATGCTCCGTCAACGAAGCGCCCACAATGTGTATCCCACGTGATGATGTCAGCGTAGTCCACGCTGGCAATGGTGGGAACGGAGCCACAACTGTCGACAAGAATGTCAACAGCCTCACGCCATGTCCGTGCCATGACGTTATGGTCGCTGAAATTGTAGTCGCTGTCAAAAGTTACGATGTTGAAAAGTGTCATAATAAGCCTCCTATTGTGTGAAAAGTTGCAAGAGGGGGCAAAGCCCCCTCTCGGTGTTGCATCAGCCGTTCATCCACTTTGTGAAGAATGCTTTTGCGGTCTTTGCATCTTTGAACTTGAGAGCGGTTACATACTTGTCGCCGAGCTTGTCGACAAGAGCCTTGCGCTCAACTTCGTTGAGCGGTTCGCCACCTGCTTCTTTGCCCTGCATCTTGAATGCATATCTTGCACCCTTTGAGAGGTAGTCGGCAGTGCTATGCACTGTGCGTCCGTTGAGCACCCAATGCACCTTCGGTGCATTTGCGGTTGCGGTTGCGGTGGTTACGGTTGCAGAAGTCTTCGACTTCTGTACGGTCGGCTTACTCGCCTTTGTCGATTTCGCCCCGCTCTTTTCAAGAGCGGTCAGGCGCTTGTCGAGGCTCACGCATACGTCCGCAATGCGAGCGCAGTCATTCTGCATAGCAGTCATCATAGTTGCAAGGTCAGCGATAGTCATTCTACTCATAGTAAATCTCCTATATTCTCCTACTCACTATTTATCAAGTCATCGAGAGAGGAGTAGGTCGTCTCTCGAGGACACCGTCATCATAGCACATGGCAAAAATGGCGATTTTTGGATGGTTTTTTATGGTCGGGGTGGGGGTGGAAAACGCGTCAACCATGCGGTTTTCGGACTGTGAAGGATCACCGCTTTCACCTACACACATTAGTAAAAATTACGATAAATATATAACACGAAATACTATCGTGCAAAACCGCATAAATACTGAAAGAAATAAAACTTTTTAAAAACTTTTTTCATTAATAATAATAACAAACGAAATAAAAATGCACAAAAAACATCACATTAAAAAACGAATGTTTTAATAACAATAAATATACAAAGGAGGGGAGGGAGGAGGAGGGGTGGCAGCAGGGGGGATGGGCGACCACCAGATGAGGGAGTAGGGGGTAAGGCTCAGTACTAAAATAAGTATCCCAAAATGGGTAGGTTAGTTATGGTGTATTAATATAAACAATTAGATAACATGGATTAGTATATAACTAGTATACTATTCTATAACTTTATTATATATTATTATTATTTATACTATATACTACTACATAATAATTACTATAATATATAATATTATATAATATAATATAGTATAGTATAATAACATATTATATAATTATATATTAATAGTACTAAAATAAGTATCCCATTTCGGGATACTTGACATAGTATTTTAAGTATGATATTATATTCCAAGAAAGGAGCGCATTATGCTTGAGGAAAAATTTCTAGTCCCTAGAGATATGCTAACCAGAAATTGTTTAAATGGTGCAGAGCTGGCGGTGTATTTAACATTATTGGATATGTTCAGTGTATATGATCATATGGTTATGGTTCAAGATGACGATATACTATTTGGACTAACTAATATTACGGAGCCAACTAAAACACAACGCAAAATGATTAGTGTTGCTATGCAAGCGTTATTTAATAAGAACGTTCTCGTAGGTAATCTTTTTGCGGGGCAAGGCAAATATTTAATTCAATGTAAAGAATCCTTTGCCGCACAAATAGACAAAACTAAATATGGATATGTCATACTTGATTACACAAAAATACGTACATTAATTAAGGCATGCCCCGATCCGAGAGAGTGGCAGAAGTTAATTATATATTATTATGAACTTTTGTGTCATATGAATGCGGAAGGAGAGTGCCGATATAGTTTAGAATATTTTGCTGACAAAATTAATATATCAATATTAACACTTACTAAATATAATAAGAAACTTGTTGAATTAGGACTTATTAAAATTATTAAACATAAAAAATCTACAAATACATATTGTCGTACTTGACATTGCCCCATAATTGTGATACTATGAATGCGAAGGAGGTTTTTATGAAACTTAATCGAATAGTAATTGTCGTATTGGTTGGACTTGTGTTGCTCTACTTTGTGGCGTGGCTGCGAATGTGCGAGGTGTGCGAGCAGCAAGAGATCCGCATTGCCGAGCTTGAGGGCGAGGTGGCGGTGGCACAGCAGCGAGCGGACGATCTGGAGACAGAGGTGGCTATGGCCCGCGAAGAGAATGTGGCGTTGTTGGAGGAGCTGGAGTACACACGTTGGGTACTGGAAGATCCCATGGCGTTGTTCACTGGCCCACTGATAGAGCTGACGCCCGACGAGGAGCGCGAACTTAAAGAGATCGCGATGTCGGAGGCGGGTAACCAAGGAATTGTGGGCAAGGCTCTTGTGATGCTGACAGTGCTCAACCGTTGCGAAAAGAGTGGGCAGAGTATCCACGATGTAATATACGCACCCAGTCAGTATCATACGGCTGGCATGCGGGAGCCTGACGAGGAGGCCGAGATAGCACTGCTTATGGTGTCGGCTGGCTGGGACGGATCTCAGGGGGCGGTATATTTCAGCAACGAGGGTTACAATGATTGCGCAACAATTCATTTATTTAGATTTGGCGCTCATTATTTTGGAAAGTAATAAGGAGAAACAATGACTGAAAAGGCAATAGAAATACCATACTCAGATTATTTCAAGGCAAGACAGCAAGACAATTGGTGCGATGCTTCACGTTATGTGGAGACTCATATTACCGAAAGTGATTTATCGAAGTTTCTGGGTGTAATGCGCTTCACTACAAGGGGCGGAAAATATTATGCAATATACGCTGTAAGCGGGGAGGAAAAGTAAATGGCTTGGAAATGTCTGCTATGCGGAGATTTGGTACCTTCGGGTAAGGGATATGTGGCGCTGGGGTATCACTATCACAAAGAGTGTTTCCCATTTAAGGAGTGCGATGAAAAAGATCGCTGTTATTACTGCCACAAGATCTTACGTAGAGGCGATACCATTATAAGTCTTGGCGACATTGGAATGGGAGGCAGCAGTGATAGAGTATGCGTTAAATGCGCCGACAAGCATTTTGCTGAGGAGCCTAAGCGCTGAAGCGAAACGTCCACAAATATGTTGTGAAATGTGTTTACTAAATGGTAAGCGTGTAATGGCGACACATGTGTTTAATATAAAGACGATGCGCTATTATGCGGTATGTGATGACCACTACCAGTTTTTATTATTAACTGGAGGGATAAAAGATATGGGCTATGAGCCAGAAAGGAAGAAAGATGAAACTAATTGACACTATGAAGGAACTTGGATGCGATAATTATTATATTGTTGAACTCGCATCCGACATGGAGATTGATGACTGCATTGAATATTATACGGCAGCAGATGATGTGGATGAGGTGTTGTATGGCTGCGATGTTATTGATGTCGATCATGTCAGCAAGGAGTTTGCGGTTATCTATCTCGACATTGACTCTCTTTACGAAGAAGAGGAGGAACTCGAAGAAGAGGATGACGACGAATCTTTCAAGGAAGATGTGGACGCCATGATCGAAGCATTTAGAAGATTAGCAAAGGGATGTGAGGATCCTATCACAATGTCATTTGCAAGTGATCCCGAACTTGGAATTTTTGTAATCAATACTGCGGGCAGAAATGTATTGTTTAAATTTGACGAAGAGAGGTGATGCCGTTGGGCAATTACGGCTATCAGATTAGAGAGACGAAGGAATGAAAGGATAAAAATGAAAAAGTTTATTGACATTGAGGCGGCCCGTATAGAGGATACTGAGCTGCGCAAAAACAATGTGTCGGGTTTCAATGTGGGCGAGCATATACAGATTACTACTAAGGTTGACGGATCAAATGCGTCTGTGTATTACGAAGACGGTCATCTGGTGATGTGTTCAAGAAACAAAGTACTTGACTATAATAATAATCTCAATGGTTTTTATCAATACGGAATAGAACTTGATAAACTGCTCGGCTGGTTTCAGAGCGGACACGATTCAATGGTGGTGTTTGGAGAGTGGAATCTTTGCGGCAATGCTATCAAAGATTATAAACCTGAATACGCCCGTAATCATTGGATAGTATATGACATATATGATAATGCGACAGGACATTATCTCCCACAGACTTTTGTTAAGGAAATGTGTGATGAGGTTGGACTTACTTATATTCATGTTTTATATGATGGCCCATTTATTTCATGGGATCATGTAAAGTCTTTTATGACGGGCGATGGATATTACGGGCCAACACAAGAAGGTTGTGTGATTAAATCTCAGGATAGGCTTGAGGGAGCTGACGAGTGGTTTTATTTAAAGTTTGTTAATGATTCGTTTAAAGAAACTAAGTCGCGTCCTAGGGAAAAGTCACCAGAAGAAATTATCGATGCCGAGAAATGCCAGCGCGTTGTAGATGACATTGTTACAAGGCGCCGCGTTGAAAAGGCAATTGAGAAACTTCGTGATGACGGTGAAATACCCTTAGAGATTACACCTAAAGATATGGGGGTAATAGCGAAGGTATTACCTAAGTTTGTTTATGATGATTGCGTAAAGGAAGAAAAAGAACTCGTTGTTGAGGCGGGGGCTTTATTTGGTAAGAAATGTGGCAGCAAAACTATGCAGCTTGCTAGAGAAATAATTTTAAATTAAATAACGGAGGGAATTTATAGTGGGTGATTTTGGTTACAAGATCAACAACTATGAAGCAGGATCAGTGTATGAGGTCATGACGGGGGTGCGCAAGAAGTACGACGCCAAGTGCGCCATGCTAACCAACTCACTGTTTCTCGACTTTTTGAAGGCTAACGGGTTGAGCACCCGAAATGAAAAGTATACGCGCGACGTGATATGCCTCAACTTCAATTATGGCAGCCGCACTTACGACGAGGAGCTAGCGCGTATCGACGTCTCATTGGAGGCAGACCCTGACAATGAATACCTGAAGGCACTGCGTGAGGAATGCGTGGCAAACAAGGATAAGTTTGACTGCAAGAATGCAGACGAGATTCGTAAGATATTTTATGAGAACGGGGTTACAATCCACTACAAGAACGGAGACGTGAAGTATAAATATCTGTACCGCACGGCTGGCAAGGCCAAGGTTGGTTCGTGTATGTTCATAAAACAAAGTTTATATAAAAAGGCTCATGACTTCCTCTACATGGGCCTCAAACTTCCAAAGCACGATGCACCAATTACGGAGTTTGGGGCGTATACATCATTAGTAACTTCAACCATTGTGGGCAAAATAGAGATTAATCCCGAAGACATTGTAATACTTAATGATGTAAGGTCGGAGTTCAAGACCAATGTGGTAAGTGTAGAGGTTGAGAATAATCAATGTAAGGCGGTATACCGCCAAGACTACACACTGGGCTGCGATATGTTTGATGGACAAGCATTGATAGATTTGTCTATATGTCCTGAATGGACTAATGGATATGTGCTTCTTCGTCATCACTTTACAAAGGCGGCGGCATTTGCCACAGATATCCAAGGCTTTCTTAAAGACTATTTTGGTCAGAAATATGATACAGCCTATCTGACGGATATGTGGGGCAATAAACATTTGGCCAAGAATGTAAAGGTGATTACCACTAATAATGCTTGTAAGTGGATTAAATATGATTATCCTTATGAGAAGTGGTGCGAGAAGGTGCGCGAGAACGGATCAATGTTTGGCGTAGTCAAGACGGCACATCCCAGCAAGTTTGGTGATTACCAAAGAATGTCTTATCAAATGGTAAATGCACTTAACAATGATTTTGTGGAAGAGGTGGCCGCTCCAACCAGAGATTATGTGAAAGCATTAAAGACTGACACAAATACATTCCTTGAGTTTCTAAAAAGAAATGCCAACTTCTCGAACGACTACGAAGCATTGCTGGCAATATGGACTCAAGATCATAGCTTTGAGCAGAGTGAGTATTTCAGAGAACGCAAGAAGAAGATTATATATGATTATACTACAAGCGTAAAAACTGGTAAGCTTCTTCAGAATGCTGATAATCTGGTAATATGTGGAAGTCCATATGCAATGCTCTTGCACTCTGTCGGAGAAGATGTGGGCAAAGATTGCACTTTTGATGTAGAGGAAGATGCAATTCAATGTTACTCGGAGAGATTTGAGGACGGAGAATATTTGGCTGAGTTTAGAAATCCTTTTAATTCGCAAAACAATTTGGGATATCTACACAACAGATTACATCCGCTGATTAAAAAGTATTTTAGATTAGGCAAGTTGTGTATAGCCGTCAACCTACAAGGAACAAGTTTCTGCGATAGAAACAACGGCTCAGATCAGGATAGCGATTCCATCTATACAACTAACGCTCCCGCAATTGTGGAACATGCCAAGTATTGCTACAAGGTTTATCCGACAATAGTAAATAATATACCTAAGAGCAAAAAGAAATACGATTCAGATCCTGCATCCTTTGCAGCCATGGACAATGCCTTAAGTGCAAGCCAAAGGAACATTGGGGAGTCAAGTAATCTTGCTCAGGTGTGCCTAACTTATACATATAATTTTAAAGATCAAAAGTTCAAAGACTATGCTTGCATACTGGCGGTGCTTGCTCAAGCGGCTATAGACAGTAGTAAACGTACGTTTTCTATAGATATCACAAATGAAATAAAGCGTATACGCGACGATATGAATATAAAGGAAACGAAGTATCCTCCGTTTTGGCAACAGATTAGAAAGGGCTTTCCAACAAACAGAATAAATTTTAAGCTCGACTCTCCTATGTGTCGGCTATACAAAATGGAGTTTGAATCCTACAAGCCTACAACTGAGACTGTACCAACGGTAGACTTTTTTCAGAAGTATCCATTAGACATGACAAAGAAGATGTCGCGTAATGTTGAAAATCTTATACAGAAATATCAACTGGAATTGCTAGATAGCAGAATAGAAAAAGAAGATAGCGAGAATAACTCAGACAACTTCCTCTTGTTAAGAGAAGACTTTGATCAACTTGTTGAAGATATAAGGCGTATCGCATTGCCCAGTAAGTATGTTGGATTATTTAGCTGGCTACTCGATAGGGCATTTAGGATGACACCACAACTTGAACAGCAGACGGCTGGGTTGAAAAGTAAACTAAATAAGAATAGAGCGATCTTATTAAGGGTTTTATATGAGGTAAATCCTGAAGCATTGCTCAAATGCTTTTCAAAAAATGTGTTAAATTGACCCATTTTTGGGTACCCCTCAAGGCGTTGAATCGGCTGGAAGCCGCATAAATACTGGGGTTTTAATACAAAACTAAAGTTACCATATGAAGAGGGTGGCGCTATTGCCACCCACAACATATGGGAATATACGGAGGAAACTTGAATGAACGGTAAAGTAATTGATATTGCGTCTATTTTTACAAATGACGATACTTCGACTTGGGACAAGCAGCAAGCTTGGTTTCTGTCGAACAGAATAATTATCTTTGATAACGAGGTGGATGTTCCACTGCTTAGGGATGTGTCAGCATGGATCCTCCAGTGGAACCTTGAAGATCTTCCACTAGCAAAGAGAGACAGACAGCCTATTACTATTATTATCCATAGTATGGGCGGTGACATGTATACAGCTGGAAACATTATAGATGTAATCGCTACATCTGAGACCCCCGTGAGAACAATTGCTCTCGGTCTTGTGGCCTCAGCCGCATATTATATTTATTTGTCGGCACCTGAGAGATATGCGTTTAAGAATAGCATCTTTCTGCAGCATGATGGTGGGGTAGATTTATCTAACTCAAACAATAAAGCTAAAGATACTATGAAGTTCTTCGACTCAATGAATGAGCGTGTAAAGCAGCATGTCATTAGTAACACAGAGATAAGCGAGGAACTTTACAAGGAAAATGATGATCGTGAGTGGTGGATGTATGCAGACACTGCTAAGGAACTTGGAATCGTACATAAGATCATAGGCGAAGATATAAGCCTTAAACAGATATTTAAATAAAGGAGATTAAATGGATATAACGGCAGAACTTCAGAAGCTCGGCATGAGCGAAGAAGAATATGAACAGTGTTTAACAGATATACAAGACAAACTTGACGGATCATCCGATCTTGACTGGGAAGAGATTCGCAATAAGTACAATATACCTTATGCAACTGACGTATTGAGAAAAGCGAATGGCACGATCTTCGGCGGTTATGCCGTCAGAAAATATATGGAAGATAGGTTGGTTGGAACTAAGCTTGGCGACCAGATTCTTGATCTTAGAAAAGAGAGATATAAGGTTCAGACTGAAAAGCTTGAGCTTAACAAGAACCTTAGGGAGGCGGCCAGAGACGAGCTTATTATGGAACACATTAAGCAAGCCATTAAGGAACTTCCACCTATTGACATCCCCAAACGTATCGAGGTTACTGAGAATGACAAAGAATATCTTCTCTGTTTTGCCGATGCGCACTATGGCATTGAATTTGAGATTAAGGATCTCTTTGGAAATGTAATTAATGCTTATAGCCCTGAGATTTTCGTAGAAAGAATGAACGCTCTTTTGTCTGAGGTCGTTATGACTATTAAGAAAGAGGGCATTAGAAAGATTTCTGTATGGGAGCTGGGCGATGCCATTCAGGGTATGCTTCGTCTTAATTCACAGCTTATGCAACTGCGTTATGGAGTAATTGAGTCATCGCTACTTTATGCTGAGTATGTAGCCAATTGGTTGAGCGAACTTAGCAAATATGTGGCAATTGATTTCCAGATGGTAGTTGATAGTAATCATAATCAGCTTAGACTTTGTGGTGCACCTAAGAACGCATTTCCTGACGAGAATATGAGCAAGGTCATTAGCTCATTCCTTAAGGAGAGACTTAAGAATAATTCTAATATAACCATTACTGAGAATCCTACTGGTATGAACTACGGCGACTTTGCTGGTTCGAAGATCCTTGGTATTCATGGTGAAGTTAAGAATTTAGGTGTAGCAATTAATGATTTGTCTCGTGCCTATAATGCAAGCGTTGATTATATTATTGCTGGACATAAGCATCATGCAGACGCTGTTGAGGTTGGTATGGATGCAGAAGCAATTCACATTCGCAGCATCATAGGCGTAGATCCTTATGGTATGTCATTAAATAGAACTTCAAATGCTGGTGCTTCATTGTTTGTATTTGAAAGAGGCAAAGGCAAAGTATGTGAGTACACATACAAACTGAATTAAATAAAGCTTGTTACTAGGGGCGGGTGTAAATCCGCCCTTATTTTATTTTCATTTTTCTTTCCGTTGGCACCTTTCTCACTTATGTCCTATAGGTGGGAGGGGTGCATCATGGTGCTGGTGGCAGATGCGCATACAAGGCGCGCCAGTTAATGCGGCGGTTCGATTCCCCGCGGCACCTTTTATTACATTGGCGTGGAGTGAAAAGGCTAAACAATTATAACCTAAACGTTAGGGGAGACGTATATCCCTTGCCGAGTCAATGTAAAATTCCTTGTCGGAAACGACATGTGTCCTGCGCGGTGACGTTAAACGAGCGTATAGGCAATATATAGGTTCATAACCTGATATTGCCGCTACAGTGCCTATAGGGCATAAATAGTTACAGCAGGCGGGGCGAATGCCCCGCCATTTTAATTATATACAAAAGGAGGTATTCAATATGTATAGAGGAACTACACCGACTCTAACCTTAGAATTAGACACGGATGTATCTCTTGCTAACCTTACTGAAATGTGGGTTACTTTTAAGACGGCTAATGCAGAAGTCAACAAGACGTTGGCTGATGTTGTAATAGATGATACAAATAAAACTATTGAAGTGCCTCTTTCACAAGAAGACACTTTGGCAATTAATGGTAGAAGTTGTTCTGTGCAAGTCAGATTTAAGACAAACAATGATCTGGCTTATGCTACTACAATTTCTAGTATAGATGTGGAGAATGTATTAAAAGATGGGGTGATCTAATATGGAACCATCAGAAATTAAAATCCCATTAAAAGTAGACAATGCTCAACTAATAAAATTAGAGATTGATGATTCTCCAATAAAATTAAAAGTTAAAGACAATGCTACTCCTATACGTTTAAAAGTAGCGACACAAAATGCGATTAGTTTAAAAGTTGGAAAAGAAGCTCCTATAAAATTAAAGGTAAGCGAAGAAAGAAACACTGGAGGACTTCCAGTGTATCGCGGAGACACTGTTATAACTCCAAAGCCTTATGAGAGTACACAACTTAATACTAGTCAGAAGATACTTATGGATAATATAGTTGTCGAAGAAATACCCCATTACGAAACAAGTAATCCCAAGGGTATGACTTTTATTATTGGAGGATGATAACATGGCTATTAATAAAGTCGTATTTGGAAACGACGTGCTTATAGATCTTACGGCAGATACAATTACGGCTGCCGATCTTGCGAGTGGTGTTACGGCACATGATGCCAGCGGCGCCACTATTACTGGTACTAATACTAACGACTCAGACACTAGTGAAGACACTGCGCTTGTCGCTGAAGTTCTTAGTGGTAAAACTGCACACGCAAGGGGTGCTCAGCTCGTAGGTACAATGCCTAACCGTGGAGCTATTAATGAGAACATAAGCATGAAGGCTCAGGTGGTAACTGTCCCGCAAGGTTATCATGACGGCTCTGGAACCGTGCAAATTAATGCAACAGAGCAAGCAAAGATTATTGCGGAAAACATTAAAAATGGAGTAGAAATTCTCGGTGTAACTGGTACGTATTCTGGTGGTGGTTCTACCGCACAAGCGAAGACTGTTACACCTTATACAACTCAGCAGACTGTATTACCAGATCAGGGATATGATTATCTGTCTCAGGTAGTAGTTAATGCTATTTCTTACACAGAGACGCTTAATGCTGCTGGTGGATACACTGCGACTATTGGCGATGTACAAACTGTTTAATTGATTTAAAGGAGAGACTATGGCTATTAATAAAGTGGAGTTTGGCGGACAAACTCTAATAGATTTAACAGCAGACACTGTTACGCCAAGTACGCTTATGGCTGGAGAAACGGCTCATGATCGGAGTGGTGCAGCCATAGTTGGTACTGCAACTGGTGGGTCAACAACGTTGGCGCAACTAACCGATGTTAATCTAACGAACCTATCAGGTGGACAAATAATTAAATATAATTCTACCACTCAGAAATGGGAAAATGTAGATGAGGGTAGTAGTGATAGCGGTGCTGTAAGAATAGTGTCGGAAAGTATTTTTGAGGCTACTGCAGATACTGAAGTAAATGTAGATTATACTTTAACACATTCTATAGATGATTATAGTTTTATAAGTATTTATAATGGTGTGTGGAGTGAGTATACTGGAGCTGGAGAAAAGTGGGTAGAAGATGCTTTTATTCCAGTGCAAACTTTAAATGCTATTTATGATGCTGGTAAGCAATATGCGGTTACAAGTTATGGTCAGAGATATTTGCATTTGGTTATACACGACACAACTTTACGAGCTATTGCAAAAAATAGTCTTGCTGTTTGTAAAATAGTTGGACATAAAATAGTTGGTGGTAGCGACATAGTACATTTGACTAAAGCACAATACGATGCTCTACCAGATACTAAATTATCAGATAATAAAATCTATATGATTGACGATGCACCATCTAGTGATACCGAGGACAAGCATATTATTCTTGATTCGGAAGATACTGTGTACCCACAAAGAAGTTTTCTACAGTTTACTGGCAACGCAAGTATAACTGATGATGAGACAAATGACAAAACCATTATTGATATTGTTGGCGGTGGCGGTGGCGGAGCGACCATGCTCCTAAACACGATTTATTCAGATGTGGAGAAAAAAATAGGTTATTGGCGTGACAATAAACCCTTATATCAGAAAACTATTGTTGATACTATTGCGGCGGATACTTGGAAAGTTATTGATGTTTCAAGCCTCAACATTGACTTTTTTTCGTTTTGCGACTGTACCACTCTCGTTGAGAGTTCGGGAAATATGGTAAGTTATGGTGCTTACTTTGGAAACAAGGACGAGTTAAATGCTTACTATGACCGAGCACAAGATAGCATATATGTTAAAGAGGTTAATTCGGTAATTGCTGGCACTTTGTATATTACAATAAGGTATACCAAAACCACCGACACACCCGAGCCAAACCCCGAATTTGGGAATACTATTTATCTCCCGACTATTTACTCGGAAGAAGAAAAAGAAGTGGGCGTTTGGATAGACAATAAGCCTCTTTATCAAAAGACATTTGTCTATGATTGCACAAACACATCAAATCCACAAGAGGCATTGGATTGCGGCTCACTTGAAGAAATCAAAGTAACAAAAGATGCATATTTTATAAATTCTCTTGGTGATATTGTTCATACATGGTGGGTGGACGTTAATTTTTGGGAATATTTATGGGAGGCAACGTCTGGTCATTATAAATGTCTTGTCAAACGAAATACGAGTTATAGCGAATGGCAAAGCGGTGTCAAATTTGTATGCACATATCAGTACACAAAGACTACCGACACGGCGGGTTCGGGAACATGGACACCCGAGGGAGTTCCAGCACATCATTACTCAACGAGTGAGCAAGTTATCGGGACATGGATAGATGGGAAACCTCTTTATGAAAAAGTATTTGACGGTTTATCAGTTTCTTTAAACGGTGTTAATTGGGTTTACTACAATGACATCAATTTTATTGATAATATTGCCGATTTGAAAGCGTACACGAATAATAGTGGGCGATATTTGAGGTGTGCTATATCTGAATATCAGAGGAGCGACACAAACGGAGTAATGCTTTCGGGATTTAACAATTTTAATAGAACTATAAACCGTATGGTCTTGCAATACACAAAAACAACGGATTAAAGGAGAATATTATGGGACAAATAGTGTCAAATGGGAAAAAGTACTCTGGTGGTGGATCGTCAACTCAGTGGAATCAAGTTCAAAACACTGGTGTTAAGATTGCCGAAATAATTATAGATGGAGTACAAACAAACGTATTTGCTCCCAGTGGTAGTGGTGGCAATGGTAAACGTTTGTGTGGAGCTTTTATGCAAAAACCTTATAATATTGGAGTCATTGGTAAATCAGGTACTCCTACATTTTACACATAAAGAGGAGACATGAAATGATTACATTTAATGAATATCCAATTGATGAAAACTTCGATCCAGAAGAACTTGCATCAAGACTTGACATGAATTGGGATAGTGAGAATGGAGTGTTATATAAAGGTACAGATAAAGCAAATGGTTTTAAGATTACTATTGCTACTAATTATATCACTGTGAATTCATGGATTTCAAATGATTCTACTGGCGCAAACTATACAATTTATTCTCCAGTTAGATACATATTTAATTCGGATGAAACGGCTTGCGCATGGGGTGGAGCCCAGTATTCAAGTGGCTCAGCGATCCCTTTATTTTGGGCAGAAGCTAAAAGCCCAAGCGATAGCAATAAACATTATCTTTTTGGTAACACTTCAAATAATGGAACAAATGGAAGTAATGCACTTTGGACTTATGGAGCATGGTACTATGGATTCTTTTCGGCGAATTTATACAAATCGTCCTTAATCACTTCGTTTGCTCCATTAGCGGTAGACGATTTTCCAAGTAATGGTTATCCAAGTATTCCTTTATATTGTGAAAATGTTTATCTTCAGATTGTAGGAAATAGTGTTAATAACTATCAAGCAATAGAGTTAGATGGATATGACTATTTAATTTTAACCACTGGTGGTAATGCGGAGCGAGTTCGTGTTGTATTACCAATTGGTGAATCGTCATAAAAAATAATTGATTAAAAGGAGAAAAATGATATGAATTACAAGATAGATTCAAATCATTTGATTCAGATTTATAATATTTATCAATACAAGAATGATTGAAAGGACAATAGGATGGCAACGAATTTAGTACCCGCGCCAACTGGCGACGAACAAAAACTCGGTGTCGCAGAAATGCGTAAGCGGTATGATAAAATTGCCACTACGTATAATGAGATACTTGACTGCGACGTAATGCATTGTGCCAGATGTGATAATTGGTATCGCAATACTGGAATGCATAAGGGATTTTATCAAGACTCCAGATTCAAGTCTGGGTTCTTTCCTCTCTGTAAAGAGTGCGTTCAGGCACTCGTCGAACAACGCAAGAGAGACGGAGACATCCCTAATGAGACAAAGGATAGTGTTAAGTTCATTCTTCAGCTAATGGATAAACCTTACTACGATGATTTATATACAAAATGCGTAGACGGTGTGGACGCCAAGAAGAATGATCCAACTAATAGAAAAGTATACGTGTCACCTTTCAGCGTATATATCACACAGATACAAAGTTTGCCCCAGTATAAAGGGCGCAAATGGAAGGATAGTAAGTTCGGTAACTCAGAAGAACGCCCCGTAGAAGAACACTATGACGAGAGCGATGAGATATTTGTAAATGCAAAGAAACATTTCGGCAATGAGTATACACTGCCTGATCTGTATTATCTTGAAACAGAATATTCTGATTGGTGTGATAGGTATGAATGCAACACTAAAGCACAAGAGGAGTTGTTTAAGAATATTGCGTTTACTCAGCTTGAGCTACACAAGGCGCGTTTAAATAATGAGAACACTGATAAGTTGACTGCCACATTACAAAAACTTATGGAGACTGGTGATATTACGCCTAAACAAAATAAGAATGATGTAACTGGTGGTGTTGAATCATTTGGTCAGCTTATACAGAAGTTAGAAGAAACACGTCCAGTGGCAGAGATAGATCCCGAACTTAAAGATGTAGATAAGATTGGCTTATATATTAGCGTGTATTTCTTTGGGCACTTATGTAAAATGCTTGGCATTAAGAATAAGTATTCCAAGATGTACGATGACTATATGCAGCAGTATGCTGCCACTCGTCCTGAATTTAGCGTAGATGAGGATTCGGAAGACATATTTAATAAAATCTATGGCGGTTCATTAGATGAGTGATAAGAAAAGTTTTTCACAGATACAACAAGAGAAATATGATAACCTGATGGAAGGCGTCAGCATATGGGCGGCGTTTTATCGTGCGAATCCTCAACGCTTTGCTGTTGACTTTTTAAATATACAATTAGGATTATTTCAAAAAATTTTGTTGTATGTAATGAATATGTGTACGGTCTTCAATTGGATCGCGAGCCGAGGCTTAACATGTTATTAGAGGATTTGGCGGATAGCCACCGCCCATCCTCTCTTTTATTTACAAGGAGAGGATATGGAAATATTAACTCTAGAAGACAAAGACTTTATTCGTAACCATTTAAAAGATTATACGAGTAAAGAATTTGCAGAACACTTTAACAATACACATAATACAAACGTTTATAAAAGACAAATTATTAGCGAGTGGATATATAGTAATAATTTATTACCACGTCAAAAAAGAAGATCCTTGTTTTCTGATGAGGATGTGCGTTTTATAAAAGATAATTATATGTCCATGTCATACAAAGAAATCTCTCAAGCGTTAGGTTATACTGAAAAACAAATAAGAAGTAAAGCAGAACATTTAGGATTGACTAAAACCAGAAGGTTTAACGATAGGTATTTTCAAAAGATAGATACCTCGTTAAAGGCATATTTTCTTGGCTTTATTTTTGCGGATGGATGGATAACACATACTCCATCTGGATCTTATGAGTTTGGAATGGAACTTAAAAGTGAAGACAGATATATACTTGATAGGATTAATGATGAACTTGGTGGATTGCACGAAGTAAAAAATCTTCCACCAGAAGATCGTATTATAAATAATCAAGTTATTCATAAAACAGAGAGTTGCGTTTTAAGAGTATATTCTAAACCGCTAGTAGAAGATTTAATTGCTAATAATATTGATTTCAATAAGACTCTTTCAGATAAATTTCCAATAGTGGATGATAATTATTTCTTTGATTATTTAAGAGGTTATTTTGATGGAGATGGTTGTATTTATAATAATCGCGGTAGATTAAGAATACAAATAGTTTGTGCCATTAAAAGTACTCTTAATTATTTAAAAGATAAATTAAATCAATATGGAATACGAACAGAAATATATAAAGAAAGAGAACGTAAATATGTATTAGTGTGTGCAAATGTTGAAGATGTAAAAATGTTAATAAATAAGATGTATTATTCATCTGATGTGTTTTGTTTGTCTCGCAAAAAAGATAAAGCAAAACCTCTAATAAATATCGGGTCTGTAACGTAGAAATACGTTATGAATAGTGGGCAAATACGGAGAACGCTGAGATGCCAACTCCGTGGTAACTTGTAGTGGTAAAAAACACAAGTACCGTAACGCATAGGTAGTGAACCTAATTATTAGAATATAATCTACCCAAGAGTGTCCGCCACCTTAACAGATAATGCTGAAGGTGAAAATGTATGCTGAACTTATGAGAATAACAATCATAAGATCCACAAGATAAAAAGCTTGTGGGATAACAAATTGTAGGTAAGACTTATCTGATTGCTCTCTACTGTGTAATTAGATGTATCCTTTACCCCGCTACTAAAGTATGTGTGGCGTCTGGAGTTAAGTCTCAAGCTGTCGAGATAATCGGCAAAATAGAGACCGACTTTATGAAGCTTCATGATTGGGGTAGTAGTAATCTCGCAAACGAAATTGAAGACATAAGTACGTCAATAAATAATCCACACGTTGATTTTAAAAACGGATCTTGGATTAAGGTTGTTACCGCAAGTGATAATGCGCGAAGTAATCGTGCGACTATAGTTATTATAGACGAGTCAAGAATGGTAAAGAAAAAAATCGTAGATACAGTTCTTAGGAAATTCTTGACATCACTTAGGAAACCACCCTATATGAATCTTCCTGAGTATAAGAACAATCCTAAATATCAGGAAAGAAATATAGAAATGTATATGACATCTGCGTACTATAAGAGTTCGTGGATATTTGACAAATGCAAGTCTGATGCCGCTCTTATGTTGGACGACAACAAGAGATATTTTTGTTGTGGCTTACCATATGAAGTTGGTATCGAGGAAGGCATCTTCTCAAAGGAAGCCGTTGAGGATGAAATGTCCGAGGCAGACTTTGATCCTATATCATTTAGAATGGAGCGTGAAGCACTGTTCTATGGTGAAGCTGAAGATGCGTTTTATAAGTTTGATGAAGTATCAAGTTGTCGAGTAATCAAGAATGCATTTTTGCCTCTTGAGTTTTATGAAAAGCGTGGTATTAATGTGCCAGATCTTGCTGAAGGTGAACGCCGCATATTATCTGTGGACGTTGCACTTATGGCAAGTAAGGCAACCAACAACGATGCTACAGCGATGGAAATTAATATTGCTACGCCAAGTAATAATGGTATGGCATCGCATATTGTTTATGTGGAGACTTTTGAGGGTAAAACAACTGATGAAGTGGCTATTATAATTATGCGATATTTTAATCATTATAAGTGTACCGATCTAGTACTAGATACGAATGGATTGGGTCTGGGCGTCTATGATTTCATTACTCGTCCGCAGTTTGATGCAGAAACTGGTGAGACATATGAGGCCATGTGTAGCTGTAATGATGCGGCCATGGCTGAACGTTGTCGTGAACCCAATGCAAATAAATGCGTGTGGACTATTAAGGCGTATGCACAAGAGAACTCCGAAATGGCAACTGCGTTACGTGCGGGCATACAGACTGGTAATCTCTCATTATTGATTAGCGAATATGATGCTGAACAAGTTGTAAAGAAGGTATCTGGTTATGCGTCTATGACCGCAGAAGAAAAAGTTAAACTGCTTATGCCGTATGCACAGACTACCGCACTTGTTAATGAAATGGTTAACCTTGAAGGCAAGATCATAGATAATAAGGTTAAGCTCAAGGAACATGCTGGAATGCGTAAGGATAGGTTCTCCAGTTTGGAGTACAACTATTATGTGGCGCAGCAGATCGGTCTTGAAATGAGACGTAGCGATTCGCAAACTAAAAATTCAATACTTGATATACTTTCTTCTTCCATGAGGAAGAGTTCTATTTTCAAATAACCTCCGTTTAGCCACCATAGGTGTCAAAGCCTATGGTGGTATTTAAGGTGGTATAAAACCATAATACAATACGGTTTTGTAGTTTACTACTTTTAGTATTGTAAATAAAAATAAAAGGACTAAATGTTATGACTAAGGTTGAATTAAAAGATATTGTTGATGTGTTAGCACAAATGTATGACGACGTAATTGAATTGTACGATGGTGAAACAATATATTCATTATCATTAGACGTTGCAATAAAAACACTTAGAGGTGCTGAGATTCGACCATATTATCTAGGCAATATACTGTGATACATTTATTCTTTTTTAGATATGGAGTAAGTAATGGCATATATATACAAGAATCCCAATCCGCATAAAAGATTAGTTGGAGACTGTGTTATACGTGGCATTTCAATACTTACTGATAAATCGTGGCGTAATGTGTATATACAATTATTAGGCCAAGGTTATGAGATGTATGATATGCCATCGTCAAATGAAGTTTGGGGTGCATACTTAAAATCCATTGGATATGTTAAGCGTATCATTTCTAACACATGTCCAGACTGTTATACAATAAAAGATTTTTGTCATGATAATCCTCGCGGCAAATATTTGCTGGCCACTGGCTCTCACGTGGTGGCGGTAATAGACGGAGATTATTACGACACTTGGGACTCAGGTAATGAGATTCCCATCTACTACTTTTCAAAAGAGTAGTACTGATCATGATTTGTTATTGCGCTTAAGCGCTGTAATAAAAATATGATTTAAAGGAGGGTTCGCCTATGAATCCATACGAACAAGCGCCGTATCCTAGATATGGCAATCCGTATCAATATGTACCACAGCAGGGCTATGTTGTGTCACAACAGCCTATACCGCAACCAGATTCAAATATAATTTGGGTACAAGGTACAAGTGGTGGTAATGCCTATCCATTACAAAGCGGAAAGAGTGCAGTATTATTTGATACAGAAGCAAAAAGATTTTTTATTAAAACTGTAGATGCAAGTGGAATGCCACAAGCACTACGCGTGTTTTACTACACAGAAGAGACAGAAACGAATGAAAAAGAAACTCCAGCCATTGATACCTCTATGTTTATTACAAGAGAGGAATTTACCGAAGCAATTAATTCTTTGAAAGATAGACAATATAACAACAATCAGAGAAAGGACGGTAATAAGAATGGCAAATCCACTGTTTAATGAGCAAATGCAGAACAGTCTTAACGCACAGTTTAATTCTTTTAGGACAAATCCTATAGGGTTTCTCGCACAGAGAAATATTAATATCCCTCAGGAATATGCCAATGATCCGCATGGTGCAATTCAATACATGCTGAACAATAATAAGTTGTCGCAAGACAGATTAAACTGGGCTATACAAATTGCTCAACGAATGGGAATCCGACTTTGATATCTAATCACGCGCGCGCAAAGATGTGATTTGATATAGATAACCGACACTTCAAATGGAAGTGCCGCTCACCTAACAAAAGTTATTGGATGAAAGGAGTTTAATTATGGCAATTACTGATTCAGATGGAATGGTTATGCCCGTAGCACCCACTGGAGGTTCTGGCTTCGGAGGCTTTGGTGGTGGAGATGGTTGGCTGTTTATTCTTTTCCTTATTGCTTTTATGGGCAATGGATGGGGTAACGGCGGATTCGGAGGAAATTCAGATTTTCCTTGGATCATGAATGGTCAGAATAGCGGCTTCAGAGACGTTATGAACAACGACAACATCAACTCTATCAGAGGAGACGTTGCCGCACTTTCCAGCCAGCTTTATTCCAGTCAGATGGCTGATATGGAGAGAAGTTTTGCAGCTCAGACCGCAAACACTCAGGGACTGAATGCGATCCAGTCACAGCTTGCTCAGTGCTGCTGCGATAATAGAGCAGCTACTGCCGATGTGAAATATACCATCGCAAATGAAGCTTGTGCTACTAGAGCTGCTAATGCTGCAAACACTCAGTCTATCCTCGACAAACTTTGCCAGCTCGAACTGGACGGCTACAAGAGAGAGAATGACAACTTAAGAAGTCAGCTCAATATGGCTGCTCTTCGCGAATCTCAGACCGCACAAAATGCGTTCATTCAGCAAGGACTCGCTGACGAAGTTGATCAGCTCTATAATAGACTTTCCAATTGCCCTGTGCCCAGCACTCCAGTATATGGCAGAACCCCCATATTCACATGCGGTAACGGATGTGGATGTAATGGTGGCACCTCTTTAATTTAAGGAGGTGTAACTATGGCTGAGTTTACGAAGAACGAATATCAGGTCGTTCAGCCCAATCAGCCCGTTACTCTTAATACGAGTATCGGCTGCAATAAGGGGTATGTATATCACAGGAATGGTAGTGGTATTGTAACTCTCCGTGGCATTTCTAACAGTCCTTGTGGATTTGCTAGATATCAGGTTACCTTTAACGGCAACATAGCAGTTCCCACTGGAGCTACCGTTGGGCCAATAAGTGTAAGCCTTGCACTGGACGGAGAGCCCATTCTCACTAGTAGGGCAATTGTTACACCCGCAGCAGTAGCTGCAGATCCTCCTACTCAGAATAATTTCTTTAATGTTACGTCAACTGCAATAATTGATGTTCCTAAATGTTGCTGCATGAATGTTAGCGTTGAGAATACTTCTGAGAGTGCAACACCCGCAACGGTGCCCGCACCCGCAATACTTGTTCAGAATGCCAATCTTACTGTTACACGAATTGCTTAAGAGAGGAGGAAAGTTATTATGATGGATGAATTATATGAACTTTGTAAAAATCTCAAGAAAGAGATCAGAAATTTAAACACAAAGAATGACATCTCTCCTACTGAGCTTGAACGTGCATACAAAGCCGTAGATATTATCAAGGACATTAAGACCATCGAGGCTATGGAAGGTTATGGCGAAGATGATGGTTACAGTGGTCGTAGATATTATTACGATGATGATATGAGGTATTCTCGTAGAAGCATGAATCGTAACGGCTATAGCGGCAACGAAGACAAGGAAGAGATGATGCGTGAGCTTGAAGAGCTTAAACGCAAAATTGAAAGCATGTAATAATTAGGTGGGGATCCCGCCTTGGTCGTCGTGGGTGTCAAAGCTCACGACGGCGTTTCTTGTAAATAATTTTCTAACTAAGGAGGACTAAATAATATGGATATAAGTTCATATTTGCTTTCGAGAAAATTTACGAAAGACAGTATTATTGGACTCGGAGCGGTTAAAGGTGCTCCTTGTACTATAAAGAGTACTGAACATCGTGATGGAGTAACGTATGTAACGTTTGAGTGGACGACTGAAGATGGTAGCACAAAGAGACAAGCAACCATTAATATTATCGACGGTGCTTCTGTACGTGTATGGGAATCTGGTACTCATTATAAATTTGGCGATATTGTTTTGTATGAGTCTGCATTTTATAAATGTACTTCTGCAAACAGTGATGCTGAGTTCGATGAAAACAATTGGGAAGATGTCGCATCTTTTAGTGGCGACTATGGTGTTGTGGATAGATCCAATCTTCTCCCTGAGTTTACTGCTAATGATAGAAAGGTATATTATTCAATTGAGGATAAGACATTCTATCTTTGGAATGGCGAGCGCTGGGTAGCTCAGATTGTTGGCATTGATAATGCTGAAGATTATAGTACGGATGAAAAAGTAATTGGCTCATGGACAGACGGAAAGACCTTGTTCCAAAAGACAATTAACTTTGGTAAGCTTCCCGCCAATGGTGATAAGTCTATTAGTTACGGAGTAAATAACGCATCCATTAAAAAGATATTTGGGTATGCAACCAACGGAACTGATACTATAAATATACCTCACCCCGCAACATCATTATCAGAAGTTGTATCTGTTACTACAAATGCATCAGCAAAACTTTTAACGGCAACTACTGGTATGGATAGAAGCAATTATTCTGCTTATATAACCATACAATATACAAAGTAAATCTTCGCGACTCGGTGTTAAAGCTGAGTCGCGGGAAATGTTATCCTTGTTATCTTTTGATAGTAGGGATAATATTTTCTATGCATAAAAAAAATAGAAAGGAGATCAACACATGGATATCGTCTCGTATATACTTTCGAGGAAATATACTCAAAAGACCGTAGAAGGTCTTGGTGCTATTAAGGGTTCGCCGTGTACCGTTGAGTCTATTGTAGATATAACTGGTGGAAAAAGGATAACCCTTGGATGGGAAGGAACTTCGGGAACAAAGCAGACTCAGAGTTTTGATATCATGGATGGTGTAGATGGTGTATCTATAACATCGGCAGTGATTAATGAGCAAGGGCATCTTATCATTCATTATTCAGACGGCACCAGTAGTGATGCGGGCGTAATTGTGCTTGATGCTCCAGTTAAATCTGTAAACGGTAAAACTGGCGATGTAGTTCTTACCACATCTGATCTTGCTAATGATAGTGGTTTTACAACACAGACATATGTAGATACTGCGTTGGCGAGCAAGGCTGACACTTCTGATCTTAATGATTATGTCAAGAAGGAAAACGACAAGTCTCTTATGTCTACCGCCGAACATAATAAATTAGACGGAATAGAAAGTGGTGCGCAAAAAAATGTGCAAAGCGACTGGGATCAGAATGATAGTAGTAAGGATGATTTCATAAAAAATAAGCCAACTATACCCCCAACAATAATAGTAGATAGTGAATTATCAAGAACCTCTACTAATCCAGTGGAGAATAAAGTTGTTAAGGCTGCTATTGATACAAAGGCTAACAGTTCCGATTTAGACAATTATGTGCAGAAAGAAACTGGTAAGGGATTATCTACAGAAGATTACACAACTGCCGAAAAAACTAAACTCGGCGGAGTTGAGACTGGCGCAGAAGTTAATACAATTGTTAGTGTTACAGTTGATGGTGTTCCAGCTGTACCAGATGCCAATAGAAATATTAATATAGCAACTGGCGGAGGAAGTGGCGGAACAAGTAACTACAATGCCTTGACTCATAAGCCTCAGGTAAATGGCGTAGAATTGATGGGCAATAAGTCGCTTGAAGACTTGGGAATAGAAGGATTAACTACTGAACAATTAAATAGTCTTTTGGCTGCTTTTGATTAAGGAGATAGATTATGGGCGTAAAAAATTTTGTCGATTATGATAACGCGCAAGCGATAACTAATAAAATTGCACAGAAAATTAATGCACTTGGCGGTGCTTATATTTTTAAGGGATCAATACCTTTTGCAAGTTTACCAGCTACTATCACATCTGATATGGCTGGATATACTTATAATATTACTAACGACTTCACAACTGACGCTCGTTTCGTAGAGGGTGCTGGTTTTGATTATAAGGCTGGAACTAATGTATCTGTTGCTGACTTATCTACCTATGTCGAGGTTACTCCCGTAGGATCAGAAAGCCCCGCAACTGAGGGTTGGTATGAGCTGGTTAATAATAAGTATATCCCCAGTACCGATGCTGAAGTAGTATCTGGTAAAACTTATTACGCAAGGACTTCCAGTGTTAAGTTTGATATTGTCGGAAGTTTCTTTGATATGGATGCAATAAACGATAGGATAGACGGTGCCGAAGGAATGGTTGCTCCTGAGTTTGATCAAACTCAAGCATATGCAATTGGCGCAATTGTAACTCATGAAGATGGATTATACAAATTCAAAGCTGCTCACGTTGCAAACACAGCTTGGAATTCTTCTGAAGTTGATGAGACTGCTATTACCGATCTTATTTCATCCGCTGAACCTGATTCACTTACCAACGAACAAGTTGCGGCACTCATTGCAATTCTCAACTAATGAATAATTGTAAGGGGCTAGGTTAATCTTAGCCCCTTATTAAGAATGGGAATTATTATTAGAGTTATCCGCAGATAGTTGTAATAATAATTTTTATTCTAGAAAGGAGGAAATTATGGGAGTTATAAAATATGGCGACGTCGAATATAGTGGCGGCGGCGAAGGAGATACTGTAACTTGGACACAGACCCAAGCAACTGGCACTAAGATCGCGGAGATCACTATTAACGGAGTAACGCAAAATGTATATATTCCTGAATTACCTCAGGCAGAAGGTGAGAGTGTATAATGGCAAAATGGCAAATAAATAGCGAAACACTTGTAGACATAGCTGATGCTGTTCGTGCAAAACGAGGAACTTCTGCTCCTATACAAGTTAGCGATCTAGCAGATGAAATTGCACTTATCAATGGTGATGGTTTACTTAGAGATAGACTTATCATTCCCGATAAATATAATACTGGATGTCATGGTCAGTTAAAAAAATTTGATCCAAGTACCGATACAAGTGGTATAGGTTGGAGAACTGATTTAAACGATGTTATTGGCATTGATTTTAATAAGCCTGCATCGACCCAAAATCTTACCGACAATCAAATTATTATATTTCAGGATTATGATTTTACCACTTATAAAAGTTTTTCTTTTATGAATATGAACGCTTACACCACAGATAAAAGTTATTATAAAGATAATCTTACTTTTGTATTTATTAATTGTCTATTTATAACGGCATATCAAAATGGTGCAATTCCTCAAGATACAAAAATTAATTTTATATTTTGTAATTGTACCGCCAACAAAATAGGCATTAGTGGTTTTGTGGATAGGTGTTTACTTGGTAATGTAACATTTTTCCAGTCAATACGTGAGGATTATGTGCCCGATGGAGATCCGCTTAATCCGTCCAGTCCTTTCGTAATTAAAAATAGTTATATAATGGACGTAGAAGCTCATACGGCTGAAACTGGAGCAGGACATATAGATGGTCTTCAAATTAGTACTGGAGGAGGACATGACCAATTAGTATATAATTGTCGTTTTGAATGTTTTGATATGCCTTATGATCATTCCCAAGGAGGCTGGTCATATAGTATGTTTTGGGAAGGCACTGTAACAGATAGCACAATTATGTATTGTATTTTTCATGGTGGTGGTTACTATGGTACATCTTTGAAAAAAGCCGACAATCAAATCCTACGTGATAATTTAATTTCTGGAGAATATCATATGGATGCAAATGGTTCTGAATCTCAATGGAATAGAGCCTGCTATCCCAATGAGAACAACTGGCAAATGAGTGACGGATGGGCGGATTATATCAGCACACTTCTCGTATCCTCGGTTTGGGTCGAAGATAACATGATTAAAATCTGTTATTCCAATGATATGCACTCAACAAGAACTATGAGAATAGTTGATAATAATGGACAAGTAACTACCGTATCAGTTCCTGCTTGCCCTATAAGGGTTACCGCAGAAACAGAAGGTATCACGCAGTGGTCTGATTTACCATTTGATCGTGTTGTGGAGATAAGTGCAACTGGTGTCGATAGTATTAATATATATGATGGCAATACTCTTGTAAGAACATTTACAGTAAATACTGCAGGCAGTATTAGTAACACGGCAGAAAAAAATATTACACAAAATGGAACCTATATAGCAAGTGCTGAAGGTCTTGATGGTTATTCAAAAGTCAATGTTTCAATTGATGCACCTACGGGCACTCTTGAAATTGGTCAAAATGGCACATTTGATGTTGCACAATATGCCAGTGCATTAGTTAATGTTACTAGTGGTGGATATTCATATTTGACCATTCAAGATATCACACCCGCAGAAGATTTAACAGTACTTGAAATAAATATTGATACTACTAAAACTCTTAATGCGTTGCTTGTGTATGATACAAATCGTACAACACTTCAAGCATATACATTCAATGATTTTGTAATAATGAGTGCGCCAACTAATAGTAGTAGTCCTTGGCAAGCATGCTGCGGTTCAAGTAGTTACAATGGAACATATGGGTTTACTATTAATAATATACCAACATGGAGCGTTGATACTACACTTGGAGTAATTAGCCTCGGCCCCAAGAATAAATACTATTGGAGGGCTGGTAGAACTTACAGAGTGATGCTTATATATTCAGAATAATTTTATGCAAGGGGAGAGAGTAAAATTTCTCCTCTTGTTTACGTATAATGAAAGGAGGGTTGCCCAACATGGCGACAAAAAAGCAGCGGGCAACACCAGCAGAAACTGTTAACGCGTTAATTCAGAACCTTAGATTCCAACTTACAAATAATTAAAATTGTGGAGAGAGGCATAGTCCTCTCTCCAGATATTGTCTCCCTCGTCTGGCAGGGAAAAATAATTAAGGAGGGAGAAAATGAATTTTTCAAATTATCAAAATCTTCGTGATTTATTTACGGCGATTAAGGTCAAGTTTACGAACAGACCTGAAACGATAGAAATTTCTCAAGCGGATTATAATGCATTAACTCCTGCACAGAAAACTGACAAGACAAAAGTTTACTATATATATGATGCAGAGAGCGGCGGTAATACGCTTGCTGGATTATCTGATACAAGTATCACTAATCCGTCAAATAAACAAGTGCTTAGTTATAATAGCACTACATCAAAATGGGAAAATACAGCACCTCCAGCAAGTGGTGGGGTTACAGATGTTGAAGTAAACGGAACATCTGTAGTTGATGCACAAGGCGTTGCGAATCTTACAATAACAATGCCAAGTGTTGAAAATCTAAACAATGTAGATGTTACAGATATTACAAATGGTCAGGTGCTTAAATATAATTCTACCACTCAAAAATGGGAAAACGCCAATGAGAGTGGCGGAGGCGGTGGAAGCTCTACACTTGGAGGACTTGATGATGTTACTATTTCGTCTCCTGCAGCTGGTAATATATTGGCTTATGACGGAGAAAAATGGATTAACTATAATGCGTCAAGCAATGGTATGTTTATAGCAGCATATGGTAAATCAACCTATGCTGAAATACTTGCAGCCTATAACTCTCATATGATTGTGTACTGTAGAGCAAGTTCTGGTAGCAACCCTGCAAGTGGTGCACAAACAAGAATGGCGTTTATGGCATACGTTAATAACGAGACAACGCCAACCGAATTTGAGTTTCAGTATTACAGATCTGTTTCTACGCATAGCGATTCACAGCAGGGCGATCAAGTATTCGTATATAAGATAAATAGTACTGGCAACTGGTCAGTCACAACTCGTAACACATTTACCAAAATTAAAGCTGGTACTAATATGACCAGTAGTTATAGTGATGGTACATTAACATTGAATAGCACTGCAAGTGGAGGAACAACCGTCGTTGCTAATCCCTCAGGAACTGCTAGTGCCGATTTGAATAAATTACAAGTTGGTAGCTCTATATATGGAATACCGCAGCCAACAGCTAATCCTTCTGGCACGGCTTCGGCTGATTTAACCAAACTGCAAATAGGAAGCACCATATATTCCATATCAGGAGCAACGGCAAATCCTTCTGGTACAGCAACTGATAATTTAACAAAAATTCAAATAGGCAATACTATATATGCAATTCCAAGTGCGAATCTTGGAGATGTAGATAATTTTGTTTTAGTAAATGACCTTCCGTCTGATGCGGCAAGCCATCCTAGAACAATGTATTTAATTACAGAGGAATGAGAGGTATAATATGTCTATGTATGCTGGGACAAATTATGTCCCTAAAATATTTATTGGAAATAAAAAAGTCAATGAAATGTACGTAGGCAATGATAAAAAATTTCATTTCGTTGACACTTTAAAAAGATGCACATCAAATCAAAAACCACAAATAAGAACTGCTTTTGTTACTAAGTTTCAGCAGGGTTACGAATTTGAATTTTGGACAAACGGCACCTACATATATTATTCTGAAAAATCTAGTAATAAAAATTATGTGTACAATCCGAATAAAAACATGTGGGAAACCGTGTCAACTAGTGGACTTTCTAATTATTGTGGAAGTTATGTTTGGACGGATGGAACTAATACATATTATTCATATAACGGAAATAATAAAGTACTGTCTTCCGCCAATCTTACCAATGTATCATGGAGCACTAAAACTTGGAGTGGACTTAGCAATATTAGCGGTTCTCACGTTTGGACTGACGGAGCCAATATATATTACTCGTCTGCAACTAATCAATATGTATTAAACAAATCTACTAACACATGGAGTACAAAAACTTGGAAGGGCTTAACCAATTTTTATGGCGCTGGCGTTTGGCAAGATTTTGATGGCAATATTTATTATTCTAACGATAATGATCAATATGTTCTAAATAAAGAAACTGGCACTTGGTCTGCTAAGACATGGACGGGACTTACATCATTTAAGGCTAGATTTATTTGGGACGATGGTGAAGATATTTATTGTTCTGGAAGTTTGTGGAATGTTGGCCAGTATAAATTAAATAAAACTACTGGCAACTGGGATTCTATAACATGGAACGGATATAATAATATTGACGCTGACGATATTTGGAAGAGTGGAAATAATATATATTTTACTTCAAATATTGCAACATACTTATACGATAAGCAAAATGCGTCTTGGAATCAAGTTCCTATGTTTGTAACAGCGAACTTGCCTTTTGATTTGCAGTCTAGCTATGTGTGGAAAGATGCCGATGATAACACGTATATAACCCATGATCGTGTAAGTTATAAATTAGACAAAACCACTAATACATGGGAACAGATAACGTGGAATGGCATGACTCCAAGTGACGGACAGTATGCATGGACTGATGGAATAGATACATATTATTCCGAAGATGGCGGACAATATATATTAAATAAAGCCACTAATACATGGACTAGAAAAAATTGGATTTTTCCTAGTGAATATTCTGAAAATTATTCTTATATAGATGGTAACGAAATATGGATTGACGGAACGGATATTTATTATTCTAGGGGACAAGGAAGTTACTCCTCTCCTTGCTATACGTTTAAACTTAATAAGGCCACTGATACATGGAATAGAGTGGATATGGACTGGGCTGGAGTTGGTATTTTTGGTTTTGGCGCTTGGACAGATGGAACCAATACGTATTTTTCTGGTTCTGATGGTTATAATAATGATTGTCAATATGTTTTCAACAAAACGACGCGCAAGTGGGATAAAAAAACATGGAATGGTTATAGTTATATTGTGGGTGGTGATGTATGGACTGACGGTGACAATATTTATTATTCTCATGGATCAGCACAATATGTATTAAATAAAAATACCAGTACATGGACAACAAAAACATGGAAGGGTTATACTTCTTTTTATGGTAATGAGGTGTGGAAAAGTCCTAATGGTAATATTTATCTTAAGAGTGATTATGTTTTAAGTAAATCCACAAGCACATGGCAGCCAATTACTTGGAAAGTGCTTTCTCTTATGGACGATCTAACTGTTTCTTGTATTTGGACAGATGGAGCCAATACGTATTATTCATATCCAGTTTCTGGAAATGGGCAATACGTATTAGATAGCGTCACGCGTAAATGGAACGAAATAACATGGGGTGGACATAACGATCTTTATGGTGAATATATTTGGACAGATACTAGAGGAAATATTTATTATTCCGCTAATTCGACACATTATGTGTTAGATCAGTCTACTAATACGTGGAATAATAAAACTTGGAATGGACTTACTAATTTTGATGGTTCTTGGGCATGGAATGATGGAGTTAATGTTTATTTGGAAAGTGTAGACGGAGATAAACAGTATATATTGGATCAAACTACGGATACATGGAATTTAAACATTTCTTATCCTAGATTGTATTATATATGGTATTCCAATATCTGGACAGACGGCGTAAATCATTATTATTCTTCAGGTAGTAATCAGTATATTTTTAATAGTCAAAATAATAGATGGGATTCAAAAACGTGGAATGGACTTACTAATTTTGACGGTATGTATGTGTGGACTGATGGTACGAATATTTATTATTCTTATAATAATAATCAATATGTATTAAATAAAAATACTAGTACATGGACAAAGGTTACATGGAATATTAATATTACATATGGAAATAGTGTATGGACTGACGGAAATAATGTCTACTACAATTTCTATAATGGAACCGCCAGTGCATTTATGTTGGACAAAACAAATAATCTATGGGTTTCAATAGATTTTTATGGATCTCCAACAACAATGTCTAGTTTTGACACAGTACAAGTCTGGAACGATAGTGAGCGTTCTTATATAAAAAATACCCATGAATTATTTGATGAACAAAATCATATATGGAGAGCAGTAAATATAAAAGTTCCAGTATATATAAACAATCCAGTTGGTGGTCTTAGTAATTATTTTAATAATCATGGAATATGGCATGACGGTAACGATACATATTGGTCTGGACTTTTAGATCAGGATTTCTATCATAGTTATGATATGCTACGTACCTATAAATGGAATAAGAATCTTTACGCTTGGGAATTGGTAGATATAGGAGCTCCGATTTTAGGAGACAATATATTTTACATAGACGACGATATGTATTGTGGTTCTAAATACAAATATGATAAGACATTAAAGAAGTGGATATATTTTCCTATGTATGGAGTTAATGGATATAATTATATAAGTGCCCCTGCAATATGGAAAAATGAAGGTAATACATATCTTTATGATCTCGTATTGGACAAAACCACAAAACAATGGACGACAAAAACATGGTACGGGCTTGATGAAGGTACTTATTTTGTCGGTGGAGGATACATATGGACAGATCTTAACGGTATTACTTATTATAGTGCTGGAGAAGTCGACAAGCAATATGTGCTAGACCCCACAACAAGTAGATGGAATAAGAAAAAATGGATTAATCAAAGTCCCTCTTATGATTTGATCTATGGAGGAAATTATATGGCCGTTACCGAAGACGGGCCGTATTCATGTTATGGTAATAAGTATAAATTTACTACGTAAAATTTTAGGTAGTGTGGTACTGCATGGTGGCGGAATAGGTAGACGCTAGAGATCGATTTCTAGAATCGAGAGGTAGGCACAACGCCAGTGTCTATGCAAGGTGCGAATCCTTGCCCATGCATTTATAATTTTTAAAAATTAAAGGAGGCACGATTATGATTGTCAATAGAAAGTGTAATGCGGACTACGTATCTACTTGGGAAATATATGGCGAGAGTTCTGAAATCAAGCCTACTGTTGCAAATGGTGCGGAAGAGATCGCGCCCGACAAGAGTATATTCGTAGAGTTAGATACTGGCGATGCTTATTATTACAATACCGCTAATGATACTTGGAAACCCATGGGCGGCTGATGAAAGAAAGGAGGTTGCCTAATGGCGACTAAAACCAAAGCAGCGGGCAACGTCCGCACGGCGGCAGAGATTAAGAATAAAATAAACGACGACTCTAATATCAACGAGTTGTTGTTTAAGAAAGCACAAGAAACTCTGCTCAAAATTAAAGACCCAAATAAGAACGACATTCAAAATATCATTGGCAAAGATAGGCGACTGATTAGACAATATCTTCAGAACCCTGCTAACAATGAGACTAACCTTATAACTTCGGCAAGGTACTTGTATTATAGGACTCAGATATTCTTTAGACTTGTTAATTTCTATGCCGATATGTTTGATTTTAGATGCAGACAAGTCATTCCTAATTTTACACTTACCAAGCAAAATAAGGAAAGTAAAATACTTAAGCAATATAATGACACATTAAACTGGCTGGATATTTATGATATTCAGAGCATTATGTTGCCCGCACTTATTCGAGTGTTCAGAGAAGATGTATACTACGGCATATTCTATCGTGATGATACTGGCAGTATACTATACCCTCTTGATCCTTCGTGGTGTAAAATCGATGGGATATATTCGTCTCACGATTTTTCATACGCAGTAGATATGAGTAAGTTTAAGAACCAGACACAGCAAGAGTTATTGCAGTGGTTAGGGGATCCTTTACTTTCTATGTACCGCGAATATGAAAGAACTGGTGAGAAGTGGATTCATATGGATGATCAGTATGCGGCTTGTTTCAAATTTCGTACTGATGACATCGCACATATACTTCCTCCGCTTATGCCTATATTCCAGCAGCTTGCAGCGCTTAATGATCTTGCAGATTTGCAAGCCATTGCTGATGAATTAAATGTGTATAAATTATTACTTATACCAATGGAGACAATTAGTGGTAGTAAACGTAGTGATGACTTTGAAGTATCACCCGATTTGATGCTCGGCTATTACGAGAAGATGCTTGAAAATCTTCCAGACTATATATCCGCAGCACTTATACCCGCAGACGTAGATAAAGATAACGTGCTTGATTTTTCTACTACTTCATCTGATAAAGATGTAGATAGGCTGGAACAAAGCGAAAAGACATTACTTGGTACTGCTGGTGGTGGTGCCGTGCTTAATGCAAATATGATTACTTCTACTGCGGCGTTTAAGGCGTGGCTTAAAGCAGAAACCGAATTTGCCATTTCGCCACTTATACCACAGATAGAAGGATTTACTAATCGTATGCTTAAGTATAATGCGTCTAATCCTTGCACTGTTAAATACTTTGAGGTGTCTGTTTATACAAAAGAAGATGTTCAGGCCACACTGCTTGAATCATGTCAATATGGATTTAGCAACAGACTTGCTTATAATACTTTTAATGGTATTAGTGAAAAGGCAACTATGGCGATGAATCTATTAGAGAATACTATCCTTGGACTGCCAGAGAAAATGATTCCCCTTTCGTCATCATATACTCAAAGTGGTACTAATGATGAAGGCGGCAGACCAAAAACTCCCGATGATGAATTAAGTGATTCGGGTGAGAGAACAAGGAACGAGTGAGGTGAAATATGAAAACGAATTTCATCAAAACAAAAAAGAAGGAGACCGCAGATAAACTTATCAAACTCGGTTTTACATTATTGTTTGAAAGCAATGGTGAATATATATTTGCCAATGACGGTATAACTACTTTTGATAAGAATGACGAAGTTGAATTCACAAATATGTTATATGGCTAAAGGAGATGGCAATGAAGACATTACTTACATTTGCCGATCTCTACAAATTCTTTGAGGAACAAAACAAGGACTGTGTATTCAGTGCCAAAGATACCGACAAACAGTTTGTAATCGGTGAGTATGGACTTATGAAATTTGAAGAAGATAAGATTGGAGAAAATCTTCCAGTCCATCTTCAGGCATGTCATACTGGTACAAATGATAATAGGTGTAGGGTAAGCAACGAAGCTATGACAAATGCTTTGTCGTCGTTGATCAATAAGCCCATACTTGGATACATATATCAGGACGACGATGGCGAATTACAATTCCATGCTCACGATAATGGTGAACAAATTGTTGGTTTCTTACCTGAGTCATGCAATCCTAAAATTGTTTATGATGAAGAAAAGAAAAAGGAATATGTAGAGGTTGATGGAATAATTGTTGAGAATTACACTGCTGCGGCTGACATTCTGCGTAGAGAGCAAGAGTGTAAAGTAAGTGTGGAGATGGCAGTTCTTGAAATGAAGTATGATGCCAAAGAAAAGATTCTCGACATTCTTGATTTTATCTTCACGGGAGTTACCATTCTCGGAAGAAATGAGGACGGAACTGAAGTTAGAGAGGGCATGGCTGGATCAAATATTACGATCAAGAATGCCGAGGTTTCGTTCAGTGAACAGCAAGCAAAACTCGAAGAGCTTAGTAAACAAGTTGAAGAGCTTAAGCAGAGTTTGGCTATAAATAATTCAGAGAAAGGAGGAAAAGAAGGTCTTATGAAGTTTGAGGAATTACTCGCAAAATATAATAAGACTGCCGAAGACATTACTTTTGAAACCGAAGGTCTTTCAGACGAAGAGCTTGAGGAAGCATTTGCAAAAGCATTTGCTGAGGAAGAGCCTACTGCTGAGGATGAGAACAAAGAGGAAGCACCCGCTGCTGAACCTGAGGCTGATCCTGAACCCGTAGAGCCCGAAGCTCCCGCTGAGCCCGAAACAGAAAAAGAAGAACCCGTCGGAAAGAAAGAGCCCGAAGAAGGCGAAGGCACTGAACCTTCCGCATCTGAAGATGCTGTAGTTACGGCATCCTTGAAGGTTGGTGAGAAGGAGTTCTCTCTTAATCTTGAGGAAAAGTATGCAGCAATTTCCAATCTTGTAAATCTTACTTATGGCGAAGATGATTGGTATAGCGTAGATTTCTACGACGAGGAAGGATATGTAATCATGCAGTCTTGGTGTACTGGTGATGCTTACAAGCAGAGCGTAGAGCGCACTGGCGATTCATATGCTCTTGTTGGAGAAAGAGTTGCTGTCATGTCTGTTTGGGTAACCGCAGATGAAAAGGCAGAGCTCGAGTCTATGCGCAGTTCTTATAATGACATTCAGACTAGACTTCAGAGATATGAAGACGAGCCTGAGAAGATGAACGTTCTCAATGACGACGCTTATACAGATGTTCGTAATACTGAGGAGTTCGCTAAACTTATGGAGACAGAAGCACACTTTGAGCTTACTGTTGACGAAGTTAAAGCACAAGCTGATTCCATTCTGCTTAACGCAGCTAAGAACCATTCTCTTAAGTTTGCAGAACAGAATGTACAGACTACACGCAAGCCTCTTCCTACTAATGTGAAGAAGAATGCTGGTAGATATGGCAATATGTTTTCTAAATAAATAATTTTTTGAAAGGAGCAACAAATCATGGCTTATAATGTTACAGTTTCTAAGCATAACGTTGCATTTCCGTCCAAAGTTAGAAGTGGCGGAGATGGACACACTCTCAATATTTTTGTCGCAGCAGACACTGATAACGGTGTTATCGGATCTGTAGGTGCATGGAAGGATTTTGATCGTTACAATTTCACCGCTGGTAACAGCTCTTTCGTAGGCAAGCTTCACGCTGCTGCTAACGGAAATTGGTATGTAGAAGTTACCGCTATCGACGTTGAGAATCCTCCCGTATTCCTTTACAATTCTCCCATCGTTGAGGACGAGAGATATAAGGATCAGCCCGATGTATTCTTCAATGCAAACGGCGATACCGTAAAGGGTTATGTTCTCGAGCTCTTCGATGTTGTCGAGGAGTCTGAGGCAATTTTCACATTCAACACCAGCAAAGCCGTTGACCTTGTTGAAGGTGCAACTGTTGAAGTTGCTACTGGTAACAAGCTCAAGGTAACTGCACCCTAATTAGAGAGAAAGGAGGACAATATATTATGAGACTTACATTTTCCGATCAGGAACTTAGCATCTTCGCTAAGCACAATACCAATGAAGACGCTATCAAGAACCTTATGTTCGACCTTTCTCGTGGTAATGAGATTATCGACGATGAGGGTAAGGTAGTTTCTAAGGCAGAAGCTAATGACAAGCTTCGTGCATTTGTACTTGACTTCTGTGGACTTGAGAAGGGATTCACCCAGAGAGAGTTCAAGAGAGCATATAGAGAGGGAAAGATCCGTAGATTCTTCGACCTTATTGAAGAGATTGTTGACACCGAGCTCAATGTTGGATATAGAGAGTCTGAGTGGTTCAACAAGCTCGTTGACTACAGAAACATCGCTGACGGTGATGCAATTGAGTTCAAGGTAGAGGACGAGAATATCATCCTTTCCATCGCTGTTGTAGGAAAGTCACATCACGACTATATCCTTCAGAGACCTACCCTTGGATCAACCTACACCCTTCCTATGGTTCGCTATGGCGCAGCTGTAGGTCTTGACATCAACAGATATCTTGTTGGTCAGGAGGATTTTGCAAAGCTTATTGCTATGCTTGTTAAGTCCATCATGGTTAAGAATCAGGGTATCATCTATGGCGCAATTGCTAACGCTGTTGCAAACATTCGTGTTACCGCTGGATTCGTAAACACTGGTGCTCTTAGCGCAGCTACCAAGGACGATTTCGATGAGATCGTTGATAACGTAAGGAGCCTCTATGGTTCCGCTGTAATTCTTGGTACCAAGAACGCTCTTAGAAAGATCACCGCTCTTGCTAACGTTCAGTGGGCAAGCGATGCTCAGAAGGACTCTGTTGCTGCCATTGGCAGACTTGCTTCTTATGAGGGAACTGATATGGTAGAGGTTGAGCAGAGATTCGCTGACAAGACTCTTACCACCAAGCTTATGGATGACACCAAGCTTTACATTCTTCCTAGCGATGACTACAAGCTTATCGAGTTCGTTACCCGCGGAGAGACCGAGCTTGACGAGATTACCGAGAAGGGTGAGGAGCATGGCCGTATCGACGACATCGGCAAGTACGAAGTTCAGTACGAGCAGGGTATCGCTGTTAAGGCTAACAGACAGTTCGGTGTTTGGACTATTACTCCCTAATTAATAAACGATAAAGAGAGTTCCTACTTTAGTGGAAAAGTTTAATAACGGTGGGGGAGCATATCGCTCCTCCACATATTGAATAAAAGGAGATTATATAATTATGGCTTACGCAAAGAAAACGACTACTAAGAAAAATGCTACTAAGAAATCTACAACTAAAACAATTGAAGTAGATTCTATTAATATCAAAGATGAACCCGTTGAAATAGTTAAGGAGCGTGTGAAACACGATGCTTCTGACGGCATACTTTGTAGATCAGTAACTGTTGGAAAGCTTTGTATGGAAGGGTCTAATACTAAAATGGTATACAGATTTATGACTTATGGAGATGAACTTGAGGTAGAGTATAGAGACTTAGTAAGTGCTGTACGCTCTCATTCTGCATATCTGTTTACGCCCTATATAATAGTAGAGGATGAATTATTTATAAAAGAATTTCCAGAGCTTGATAAATTTTATAAAGAAAAATTTACAGTCAAAGAACTTTCCGATATCATTTTAATGAATGAAGCTGAAATGGAAGATGCAATTGCAATACTTCCTAAAGGTGCTAAAGAACAGTTTATTAATATTGTGTCTACTAGTGTTGCCAATGGAACGCTTGATAGCGTAAGAAAAATTAAAGCACTTGAAAGAATCCTTAATATTGATCTTTCATTAGTAGCAGAAATTCAGTAATCGTAAAAGGAGGAAGGTTATGTCTTCTATAGTTTACGATGATATTTTCAGTAGCTTTCTGTCCAACATAGCGGACTATAAGATTGCAACTCAGGATGAAGATATAACCATTGAGCAGTTAAATGAATATCTGCACAAGGCTATCGGAACTCCTTACATCAGAGCTTTATTTATAACTGTCAATCTTAATGATGACGAGTCGGTGCTTACATATGAAATGAAAAACCCCGATGTTAATGGGGATGATGATTTTATGATTAATATGTTGGGCAAAGCTATGGTGTATGAGTGGGTACATCCTCAGGTTCGCAAGACATCATTATTGGCTCAGATGTTTTCAGGCAAGGAAGTAAAGTGGTACGCACAGAGTAATCACATGTCTGAATTGCGTGGAATTGAAGAAGATACTGAGCTTGAGGTTCGCAGGATGATAAGGGATCGTGGCTTTATCTCCAACAAGTATTTGGAAGGAGGTAACACATGACGATCAAATTCACTGCTGAGCAAATAGAAAATGAAAAGAAGCTGTTGCAGAAAAAGATATTTTATCTGTTGCTTATAGTTGATCCTGAGACTGCGGCTAACTATCCAGATGTAGATATTGTTGCCGCATTTGAAGATTTGTTTTCAGATCTTGACGGTCTTAATGAGGTATTTGAATACCCCACTGAAATGGTCAACATAGCAAAGAAACTTGCAAAAGCTTTAAAGGAGTTTCAATCAGAGAGCTTCGAGTTTAAGAAGTACAGAAAACTTGTACTTGACGCTGGAAGTGAAGTAATGAAGATTGGGATCGGAGGTGCGTGATGCCCTCACTATCAACTTACAAGAAAATAGTAGGTGCGCATACCAACGGTGAAGCCCATAAGGTAGAATCCGATATGGTAATGGAAGAAACATGGTACGACGATTTGCAAACTCGTACTGCATATTTCTATGATTATGCGCATGATACACACCCTAGACAGTTCACGGGCTTAAGTCCCGAGGACGATAAATATAAAGTACCTATATCCATTAAGTATATGGAAAATAGTTCTCAAACTCTTAATAAGGATGCTGTAAGTTACCACATTATGTTCAAGCCTTCTCAGGATCTTGAGGTGGTAAGTTATTACAAGAAAGATTATGAAGAGAGATGGGGTGCCACATTTCCTTGTGGATTATATGTGGACATTCCAGATTATCGTGGAGAATATAATAGGTGGCTTGTGGTAGGATTAGCCCAGAGCAACAATGCTCAGTTCCCTACCTATGAAATACTTAGGGTAAACTATCTCTTTACGTGGATTTTCAATCGTACTAAATATCAAATGGCGGGAGTCCAGAGAAACCAAAACAGCTATTCGAGTGGTGTGTGGATGGACTGGGTATTTGAAACGCCTAACGACGTTATTAAATTTTATCTGCCAATGAACGAGATTACTTCTCAGCTTACTTATAATCAAAGACTTATTGTTGACACAAAGATAGATACGACCAAAGGTGCGATACCGCGTGTATGGCAGATATCTAAAGTATCTCGTACTACGCCTCATGGTATTGGTGTTTATACTGCTGCTCAAGATGTATGGGATCCTAATCGTGACTACATTGAATATGAAGTCGATGGCGATCCGTCCAGTATTCTTGGTATGTATGCGGACTATTATGGAGACTCTACTCCAGTAGACCCCAGTGATGAACCCGCACCAGTAGTTGGTGCTACCGTAGAAATAACGGCGTCTGGTGTGTCCAAGTCTATTAAGATTGGTGGAAGCTCAAAGAAACTTACTGTTAAATTTTATAGAGATGGCGAAGAGATTGGATTTGAAAATGGAACATGGAGTTACACTGTTGATGGCGTAGACGTATCTGCGTTAATTACTGAAGATACTGCCAGCCTAGATCCAAATCAGATTCGTATTAAGTTTGCCGACGACACAGCATATGTAGGAAAGGTACTAACCATATCTTATACTTCTACTATTACTGGAGCTGTTGGTACACTGCAACTAGCCATTGCAGGATTATAAAGGAGGGATACGTATGGAATGGACTGATGAAGATACCGCCTACTTTGCGTCCCTCGCAAATGATGTAGAAGATGACAACTCAAAGCTCAAAAAGGAAATAAAGGAAAAACTTATAAGTAACAAATATATTCTTAAGGCGTTAGACAACAAACAACTTGAAGAGGTTGAAGCTGATCCAGATGAATATTTTGGTCGCTCAATCATGCCTTATTATATTGTTCACCCTACTCAGGTAGAGGCTAACAATTTCATTTGTTTTGAAACGCGCTTTGAAAGAATAGGAACCAGAGATATGAGAAATGCCATGGAACAGAAACGTCAACAGATTATTTTCTATATTCTATGCGAACAAAAGAATCAGGCGGTAACTATCGACACTGAATTATCTGGTGGTATAACAGACCTTGGTATCGCGCGCCATGATTTGTTAGCATCGTTGCTTATACATGAATTTAACTTTTATCCGTTCAAGGGTGGAAAGGCTCGTTTAATCGCAGACGTACCCAGTACGACTGACGACAACTATGCATGTCGAACATTAACCTTTGAATTTTACACTGATGCAAATCTCGTTAAAACTGTTAATGGTGAGCCACAGCTTGTTAATAAGTTGTATGCTAAATGAGATATCCTAAACTAGAATTTGATCGTTTAAAGATATTCTTTGGTGATCCGCTAACTATTGACGTAGAGGGTGTCAGAGGAACAGTCACTGTTAAGTCGCCCACTATTGGCGACATCATACAAATTGGTGAAGGTAGATTCTATGGAACTTTGAGTATATTAGTTGGGAACACTACACAATATAGGCTAATGCTTTGGAACTCTGGAATAGACTGGTGTGCAATCAGCGACTTCCAGATGTTTACAATGATGTATAAAGAGTTAGATGCAGAAGTGGTTAATCTGTTGTTTGACAATGTAGACTTTTCTAAATTTGAAGTCTATAGTCGTCCACAAGAGGACGGCACTGAGGAAATATTTTTATATGACGAAGAATCCGACACGGAGATAACGGAGGTCGTCTATCAGTATTTCCATCAATATCTCCAAACAGTTTTTAATATGAAGCCTGAAGAAGAGATCACTAAGGATCGACACCTAAAGGAGTGGTGGATAAGGAAGGATAATGTGGAGCTGTCACAAAAAGCTAAGAAGAAAGATACTTCTTCGTTTTCATTTGTGCCGCTCATTAGTACATATATTAATCATCCCGCCACCAAGCATTCACTGCAAGAATTGCGTGATGTTGGCGTGGCAGAGTTCTTTGATTCGCTCAAGCGTATTCAACTGTATGAACATGCCACCGCTGTTCTTAAAGGTATGTATTCAGGTTTTGTAGATGCAAAGAAAATAGATCCCGCAAGTTATGACTTTGCGAAGGATATTTAAATTTTAAGGAGGAAAACACTATGGCTTTTAATCTTGGTAACTTTGCCGTTAAAGAGATTATCTATGGCGTAGCTCAGGACTTCGACAATGAGCTTCTTTACACCCTTGATCAGCTTACCTCTGCTTCCATTGAGATAAGCTCTGATCCTATTGAAATTCAGGATAAGAACGGAAACGTTATCCGTACTATCTATCAGAGCAAGTCTGGTACTTTTACCGCTACTTCTGCTCTGCTTTCTCCTGCTCTGCTTAACGCTCAGTCAGGATCTGACATGGAAGTTGCTGCTTCAGGCGCAGCCGTTGAAATGCCTTTCATTACCATCGTAGCTGCTGGTACTACCATTGAGGCTGCTGATGCTAAGACTGGTACCATTCATGTAATGGGACTTTACAACAACGGTGCTAACGGAAAGGTTCTCTCTCAGGGAACTTCTGCAGTTGTAGATCAGACTTTCGCATATGATGCTTCTGCAAAGACCATCACCGTTCCTTCAACTGCTACTGATGCTCCTACCAAGTATCTTGTTAAGTACGACAGAGATGTAACTTCTGGATACAAGCTTGTGAACACCGCTTCTAAGTTCCCTGACACCATCCACCTTACTCTCTATGTTGCTATCGTAGATCCTTGTGAGGATGCTTACAGAGCTGCTTATGTTTACATTCCCAGCTTCCAGCCCGATCCTTCCGTTACCATCAACCTTGATGCTGAGAACACCGAGACTGATTACAATGGTAACCTCCAGATCGATTATTGCGATTCCGTAGATAAGGTTCTTTACTACATCTACTTCCCTGATGAGGACGCAGTTACCACTGTTGTTACTAATCAGTCATAATCTATTCTGAGATTGTTGTAGGGGGCGGTGTAATATCCGCCTCCTATATTTTATGGAGGAATAACTAATGTCAAAAAGAGGCATGAGAAGCTGCATTATTTGTGGCAAAGAGTATAGGTATTGCCCTAATTGTGGCGCTGATAATAAAGATGAAACTTGGAGATATCTCTATGACTCAGAAGAGTGCATGAATGTATTTAATATCTTATCTAATTATAAAAATAATCATATAGATAAGGAAGACGCCAGAGATCAGTTTGAGGCTCTTAAAGTTTCTAAGGATAAAAAATTTACTGCTGAAATTCAGAAGCAGTTAGACGAAATTGTTAAAGTTAAAAAGGCTCCCAAAGAGGAAGCAAAGATTGTGAAAGAAGATTAATTATATGGGATAACATTTCACAATCTTGGTGATGGTTATCCCATTTTTTGTGAGGTAAATAATATGGTGGAAATAATAAAAGGCACCACTCCAATTTTTACTATACAGTTATCAAATGGTGTAAAATATGCAGATCTTGGCAGCACCCTCTTCTTTCGTTTTAAACAAGGTAGTATCATAGTAGACGTTGAGCCATTAATAAATGCTTCTAATGTTGCAGTAGTAAAGCTTACACAAGAAGATACGTTAAAGTTTAAAGCGGGAACTGTGCAAGTGCAATTGATTGGAGTTGATGGCCCCAAGGCTGCAGAAGTTGTAGTTAAGTCTGAGATTGCAGAAATGATTGTAAAAGATTCAATTATTAATACTGCATATCATAATTCTTGATTGGGGTGTTGTTATGGATATAGTATCTACTAGTTCGTCTATCGCACCAGCACTTATAATTGCCGAGGGGGATAAGCGATTTGAATTAATATTTGCTAATGATGTTAAGGAAACAGAATTAATTATAGCAAAGCAAACGCCTACATTTAAAATAATTATAAATGCGTTTACTGAATAAGGAGGAAAACGAATAAAATGAATGAGAAGGTTTATGAGACAAGTAAGATAACTGGAAGGACATATGAGCTATTCTCCCAGATAAGGATCCTTAATATACAGCAGTGTATTTTTTATCTGGAGAATGGCGTTGTCCTTAATGACATAGAAATTAGTGAAGACCGTAAGACGCATCAGCCAATTATGGTCTTTTTATTTAATAGAGAGGAAACTCGCGATGCTTACGATAAATGGTGTAAGCGTCGCGATCAGATATTTGATTATGAAAGTAGCAGGAATTGATGCAAGCACTACATGTTCGGGCTTAGCAATTATTGAAGATGGTAAGTTAGTATATCATGACATAATCGATATGAAACGAAACAGAGATTCTGAAAAGCGTGTAATGGATATGATGGATGAGATAGGCGCTTTTATAATTGATAATTCGCCCGATGTGGTTTATATTGAGGACTCATGG